TTAAAAGTAATAAAAAAAAAAATAAAAATAAAAATAAAAATAAAAATAAAAATAAAAATAAAAATAAAAATATAAAAAATTTAGATTTTAAAAAAAGAAAAACTTTTAAAAAAATAAATAATTCTAAAAAAAAAACTTTAAAAAAAAAAATATATTATGTTGGCGGAGAGGGTGATGGTGACGGAGATGAAAGTGAATTTAGACCGCCGCCAGGGCTACAGGCGGCGGCCGAGCGGGAGGCCGAGCGGGAGACCGAGCGGCTGCTCCTTGAGAACGAAAAAAAGGGACTTAGTGTATTAAATTTAAAGTCACTTGATATTGCGTCACTTGATTTTGTGTCAGCAGCAAAAGGTGCGGTTATAACAGCTGGTGCAGCTGGTCTAATAGCCCTCTTTTTATTATAATATAATTAATAAAAAACGTTTAAAATATAAAAATTATTTATTATTTTATTAATAATAAATAGTAATGGAAATTAATTATAAGAAAAATAAAAATTCTGAATTATTTGATAAAATAAAATCAGAAAGTTTTTTAAATTTAGAAAATCCTCAAAATTATATTCCAATATATGAGAGATTTTTTACATTTAATGAAACAAATTATAATTCGATAAATTTAAACAATGTTTACAAATTAGAAACATTAACTGATAAGATGAGTTATTCAAAATTTAAAGGAATTATAACAGACAATTGTAATAACAATATAAATAAAACAATATTTTTTAAATATAGTCCATTAATTGATGCAACAAAATATATGATAGGTAAATATTGTGAAAAAGATAATAGTTTTAATATATTAAATTTACCGAATTTTTTAAATAAAGATGATAAAAGTATAAATCAAAAAGTTTTTGATGTAAATAATTCAGCTTATATTGATGGTTTTTTTTCTTATTTATCTAGTTTATTATATAATTATTATAATTTTTTAAATGGTATAGATTATTATGGTTCATTTTTAGGTATAAAAAATGATTTTCAAGTAGAAATAAGCGAAGATTTAGATTATTTAGATGATTCAGATTTTTTTCATGAAAATTTAAATAAAAAATTTAAAATAATAGAAACAGAAAAAACAAAAAATATATTTTCAAATACAAAAAAATGTAAGCAAAAAATTAATATAATAAATAATAATTTAGAAATAATAGATGATAATTTAAATTATAATATTATAGATTTAGAATGTAATAATAATGTTTTAGAATTAGAAAATATAAATGAAATAAAACTAGAAGAAGTAGATAGTAGTGTTTTTAAATTATTTGATGAAAAAAAAGAAGATAATAAAGTGGAAGAAATTAAAAAAGACGATTATAAAAATTATAAAAATTATAAAAAACATAAAAAAACGAATGATTTAGATTCTATAAATTCTTCATGTTCATCTAGATATTCTAATACTGAAACAAGTAATGGAGATAGTTCTGAAGAAGATGAAAATAATGATGAAGATAATTATGAAAGTGATTCTTCTTCTGATGAAGAAGATATATATGCAACTATTAATAAATTTCCAGTTCAAATAATTGCATTGGAATGTTGCGAAGACACGTTAGATTCTTATATTGCAAATAATAAAATAAAAGACCCAGAATATGAATCAATTGTATTACAAATTTTATTTATGTTAATAACATATCAAAAAGTTTATGATTTTACACATAATGATTTACATACAAATAATATTGTTTATAATAAAACAGAAAAGAAATTTTTATATTATAAATTTAATAATACTCATTATAAGCTACCAACATTTGGAAAGATATATAAAATTATTGATTTTGGAAGAGCAATTTATAAATTTAAAGGAGAGTTAATATGTAGTGATAGTTATGCAGAAGAAGGTGATGCTGCTACACAATATAATTGTGAGCCATATTTTAATGATACCAAAGCAAGATTAGAACCAAATTATAGTTTTGATTTATGTAGATTGGGTTGTAGCTTATTTGATTATTTTATCGAAGATATTGAGGATATAAAAAAATTACGTTCACCAATTAAAAAATTAATGATAGAATGGGTATTTGATGATAAGAATAAAAATATTTTATATAAAAATAATGGAGAAGAAAGATATCCAGATTTTAAATTATATAAAATGATTGCACGAACTGTTCATAATCATACTCCACAAAAAGTATTGAAAAAGGAAGTATTTGAAAAATACCAAATTGCACGAAAAAAAATTAATAATCAATCAGCAATTTTTAATATAGATGAATTACCAATTATGACACAATAAATAAAAATAAATTAAATATATTTATTATGAAAATATATTTAAAAAATAAATTGTATCTATACACAAATAAATCCAAAACACTTATTTAATAATCGCGTATTCTTCCTGTCAAAAATCTGGTTTATTAATAAAAGCACCAGGAGTTGATTTTATATTTCCTATTAATTCATTTAAATTAAATTGGTCCAATAATAAAATAGTAATTGTTGCCGATATAAATACAATCATTGTATCAATAACCATATGCTTTAATGGTTTGTTTTCTTTTAAAATAAATCTCATTTCAATGAATTTTATTAAAAAATATATAATACTAATTATTCCTGCTGTTAATACTTGATTATTCATTATTATAATTAATAATGAATAATTATTTACTAAATAAACGAATATAAAAAATATTTAAAGTTTGAGTTCTTCAATATCAAGTTCTATAATGTCGTCTAATTTTTCAGTATCTAAATCTAATACATCTAAATCAAATTTATCTGGGTCTTCATCTAATGTTTTGATACCAAGATCCAAATCACTTAATTTATCTTTTTTATTGCTAATTGGTTCTCCAATAACTAATTTTTCACTTCCAACGGATTCATCTACGCTTTCATCTTCTGTAAAATATTCACTATCTGTTCCGCTATCTTCATTTAAATCACTAACATCTTTCAAAACGGCAGATTCTTTATTTAAAGATTTGTTTGCTTCACTAATAGCTTTTTTAACACTAGCGTTTGATTCTTTGCGTAATTTTTCTTCAACTTCGGCTTTAATGGTTGCTAATTCTTTTTCTTTTTTTTCTTTTTCCATTTTTTTAATCGCTTCTTCATCTAAAATTTGTTCTTTAGTTTCTTCAACTTCAACATCAGTTTCTTGTGTTTCATCTAAATAAATTTTTAAAATATTTTCAATAGGTATGTTTTCTCTAATACTATTTAATATACATTCTTTTACAATTAATTCTAATTCTCTATTATTTTTTTGTATTTGTAATGGTAAAATATCTTTTTCAAATAAATAAACATTAACATAAACTTTACGCGCAATAGCAATATATGCTTTATGAATAAAACTATTTAAATTAGGGATGTTAATATTTACTTTTTTTTGTTTTAATCCAACACGTGTAGCAGAGAGTGATTTAAGTTGTGTAATATGTATACAAGTAATAAGATCTTCTAAATAATTACAACAACTACTAACAATAATACGATCTTTTTCTGTTTCAATAATTTCTGAACTCCATTTTGGAATATTATTTAATAAATTTTGAAACGTCATTAAATATTTAGATTCTTCTTCATTTTCAATACATAAATTATATGCTTCATCAAATATAGACTTAACTCCTTCAATCATACAAGGAGTTAATATATTTGTTAATCTAGCACACCATTCATTTTTAGAGTCAACAATTGTATTGATGTTATAATCGTCCATATTTTTATAAATAAATATTTTCTAAATTAATTTACTACGAATATATTTATAAAAATTTAAAATTTTCTAAATTAATAATATTTTTATTAAATAAAAAATTTAAACAAAACATAATAATAAATTTTTCATTTCTAAAATTTTTTTTATATACTTCAATGGTTATTAAAAATTTATATTTATGCATATCATATGTTTCCATATTAAACTTATCAATATAATTAATAATCATATTTCCAGTAATACCAGAATCATATAAAATATTTGTTAATTTTACAATATCTATTAAATTTTGATTATTATTATTATTATTATTTAAAATTTTATTTATCGTAGAATATTTTTTTTCATAAAATTTATTATCAATAATTTTTAAATTATTATAAAAATATATATCACTAAATCTTGAAATAATAGGTTTTAATAATTTGGATTTATCATCAACAATAATAAAAAAACGTGTACTATGGTTATATATTTCAATAGATCTACGTAAAGCAGATTGTGCGTCAACGGTTAATTTGTCTGCATTTAATAAAATAATTGATTTAAATAAAGATATATTTTCATTATTTAAAATTATAGAATTAGCAAAATATTTAAGATTTTCTCTAATAAATTTAATATTTCCTTTACCATGTGAACAATTAATAGTCAAAACATATTTATTAAAATTTTCTTGTGTTTTATATATATATTTTAAAAATTTTTCTAATAATGTTTTTTTACCAGTTAAATTACTGCCATGAAAAATAATATTACTTATATTATTTTTATGATACAATTCTATTAAATTATTTAATATATCAGTGTTATGATTTTCAATAGTATTCATAATTATAATATAATTATGAATACTATTTATTATAATATTATAAATAATAAAATAATAAAAATAACTATGTTATGTAAATATTATTAATATAATATAATATGTCAAGTACAACATTAGCAAATCAAAATTCTACAATTAGTATAAAACAAAAAATAAGTATTAGTATTGATATAGAAATACAAACAAGTATAGAAGCAGGTCAAGGTTTCAGTACTAAACAATTAGAAACAATAGTAAGTACAGCAAATTCACAATTAGATATAAGTGCAATAATATTACAAGTTTTAGGTGGTTATAATACCGCAAGTTTAGGTAATACAGACGTAAGTGGTGAATTAATAGCAGATGAAATAACTGTAGATGAAATATCATTTGAATCAGATGGTAGAATATTCGATTTAAGTGATATAAGATTTGATATAAGTAATTTAAAAACAAGTGTAAATTATTTTAGTAGTATTATAACAGAAATATCTACAAATTTATTTATTTTAGATAATAGTACTGTTAAATTCGATTTATTTAATGATTTGAGTAATAGTCATTATACTTTAAAAAATAAAGTAAATGATATTTCTTTTATATTTGATAATTTTGAATTGAGTAATAATAGAATTTTAGTAAAAATGTCTATGGATATTTCAAATTTACTAATAACAAGCAATGATTTTAGTTTTTCATATTTAAATTCTTTGGATAGTAGTGATAATTTTATATTATCTTTAAAACAATTAAATGAATTATTAGGTAGTTATAAGTTTGCAACAACAGAAGATTTGAGTTCAATTAATTTTGATATTAGTTCTTCATTTGAATATATAAATGATATAAGTCAAACATTTTATGAAATAATGACGCAACAACCTAATAAATTTAAAAAACCATTAATAAATTCAACAGAATCGAGTTCATCTGAAATAAAAATAACTTGGAATTATGATCATTTAATTGCAAATCATAATAATTCAATTTATAAAGCACAATTGGCATATCCATCAAATAATACTATTAAATTATCACAATTACCATATATAGATAAAATAATAATAGATATTAGTGGTAAATATAATGACAATACAGAAAGTGGTTGGTTGAATTTAAATACTATAAATATACCATTAGATATTTGTTATAATATAATTGATTATAAATCATTTATAATAACAAAATCAGGTGATTTAAATAATAATATAAATGATATAAATAATATATTAAATAATAATTATTATTTTAGTTTGCGTGTATATGGAAGTAATAATGCACAAGATTATCCGAGTATAGAAAATAGATCTTTATATTATAATTATTTAAAATTTGTTTTAGCAAAAATACCATCAAAACCAATTATTTATGAACATGTAATAATAAATACAACAACAATTAACATAACATTTTTTGTAAATAATACAGAAAAAGATATATCAAATTCAAATGCAAAAATTAAAACATTAGATATTTCATATATATTAAATGACTCTTTAAGAACAAATTATTTGCCTTATAATTCATCAGATTATAATTCAGAAAATAAAATTATAAATTTTACAGATATGATATTACAAGGAATTCAATTTAATGAAAATATTATTAATTTAATACCTGGATCTAGGTATTATTATCAGGGTCGTGTTAAAAATAATTTAAATGATATTTCATTTTCAGAATATAGTGATATTTCTTTGAGCAATTATACACCATTACCAAATTCACTTAATAATATAACATCAATAGATACTTCAATATTAGGAAATAAACAATATATTAGCAATAAAACTTTTAGTAATAATGAAATAATATATATAAATTTATCAAATACTAATAATATACATAATTTATTATATAAAAAATTAAATCAAAATTTTGAAATAACAAACCCTGATGCTTTAACTAATGGAATAAATATGAAAGGTTATGGTAAATTTTTAGACAATTTACCAATAAATACACCATTAGCGACATTAAATGTTTATGTAAATGATATAAGTGTCCAAACTATAATATATGATAACTCGTTTGGTAGAAATAATGCAATAAATAGTTATTCAAAAGATTTTATAGGTTTAACAAGTCCTACAATAGAAGATATTTATAAAAATGATTTAATAAATAATGGTTACCGTTTAAAAGGTGATTTTACATTATATAGTTTAAATATAAATGATATTATAAATAAAATAGGATCAGCAAGTAGTAATCCTTATATATTAAAATATGAATATTTAAGACATCCAGATGTAAATGGTTCAAATAGTATACAAGAATATTCAATATATATCGATGATTTATCAAGTAATCCAGAAATAAATAATATAGATAATTCAAATAATATAAATCAAGTAATTTATAATATGGGTATACCTAGTGTAGAAAGTTTTAATTTAAAATTTCAAAGAAACTATAATAATATAAATTCAAAAAATTTATATATTGTTGGAAATAAAATAATATCAAAAATTGAAAATATAAATAAAACAAATACAAATAATGAAAAAAATATAACTTTGAATAATCCAGATATAAATATAAATGGTAGTTATTATTTTAATTATAATGATATTGAAAATGTAACAAATAATTTTTATAATAATTTAAATTATACAGAAGCATTTTTAGAAAAAAATAGTATATTAAGTTGGAATGAAAAAGTATATAATTTATTTAATTCAAATAATTTAAATAATGTAAATAGTATTAGTGTTCCAATAAATTATGTAATAAATCATTATTGTGATTATAATAGTTTTAATAAAAATAATTTAAAAATTATTAATTCAAAATTAAATTTAACTGCATTACATATATATGAAATAAATAATATGAGTGAATTAAGTAATAATATAGCAAATTTAACGTTATTACATTATAATAATCATTTTACAGAAATTAAAAATAATACGTTATTGTTTATAAATGGTAAATTTCAAAGTAATAAAACACAAATTTATCCAAATTTACAAGATTTTAGCTATAATTTAATAAATAATACAATAATAAATAATTATAATTTTGGAAATATAAGTTATGATTTATCTGGAAATATAACAAATATTTCAAATAATGGATATAAATTTATTGTTTTTCAAATAAAAAAAAGTTCTGGAATTCAAACAGCATCCGATTATTTATTTAATAATAATGGTTATTCTAGAATAAATTATGATAGCAAATCATATATTTCAATTAAATCAATGTTAAATGACTTTTTTGATAGTAATACAATTGATAAATTATTTGATTTAAATGATAATAATGCAATAGGTTTTATAAAAGTAACATTAAAATTAAACAATATAACTAGAATTGGTAATTTAAAGAAAGATTATAATCCAGTCGGGGGAGATTGGTTGAATAACGGAAGTTCTCCTATATCATATAATGGAAGTTTAGATTATGCTTATGGTTGTAAAGTGGAAAATATAAATGGAGATAAAGGTATTGTTATAAATCCAACAGCAGTAAATGATGATTTAACTTTATTTATTGGATTAAAAAATAATTAAAAATTTAATATAAAATAAAAATTTCATTATTATAACATAATATTATAATAATGAGTGATACAAATTTTTTCGATGTTGTAGAAAAAATAGATATATTATTAAAACAATCTTTTGGATTTCCATCAACATCCGAAAATAAACAATGGTACGAAGAGACTGCAGTTAAATATAATAATTATTTAAACGGTGAAGATTTATTATTAGATAATATTCCGGAAAATCCAGATTTTGATATTTCAGGTATAGTAAAATCTGCAAGCATTATAGGATTAAATAATAATGATTTTGTTGATTATAATGATAATAGTAATAATAAATCAACTTGTAGTATTGTAGATGATAGTACAGGTACAATTAGAAGATTTAAAACAATTATTTTAGAAGAATGTCCACAATTAGGTAGTTATTCTGGTACATCTTGGTTTAAATTAGATTCATCAAATAATAATACTTTAACTGATGCATTTCAATTTAATTATAAACAATATATTCATAATAATGGTGTTTTAATTCAACCGTATTTATATAGTATTTTTACACAATTATCTTTAACCACTTCTTCTCCTAATTTACCATTTGGTCAAAAAGGAGGAAATTGGTTTTTTGATTTAAAATCTGGAATATTATTTTTTAGTGATTTTATAAATTTTTCAAATGGAGTTCAAAATAACTTAAATTTTCAAATAAATAATACCAACAATAAACCAGTAATATCATTTTACAAATATATTGGTAAAAAAGGTATAAAAAATTTTATACCATCAAATAATAATGATAATAATGGTTATAACTTATTACAAATTGCTTCTACAAATATAGAAAGTGGAATAAGCGATGAAATAATAGAAACTACAAATTATAATATAATAAATGATTTATCATTAAATTTAACATCAATTAAAACTAATAGTAAATATAAGATTCTATTAAATTTCAATTATTTATCATCAAATTATTATGATACATTATTGAATATTGCTTTAGTTTATAAAGTGAATAATGGATCCGAAAATATGATTGGGGAATATTTATTAGGCAATGAAAATACTAATTTTAAATATGATTTTTTTAGTAATAATTTTTATCAAGATATAAGCAGTGTAATAGGCGATAATATTAATTTTTATATAAAAGCAAAAATAACTAGTTCAACAAATAATAATACTACAAATTATAACACTTTAGATGACATTTATAAGCCAAAAATAATATTAAGTAGTTTGGGAAATGTTTTAAATATTGAGGAAGTAAATATTTAATAAACTATTGTATATTATTATATATAATATAATAATATGACTAATTATTTAGAATTCTTAAATCCTAATAGAATATGGAGTTTAGGAACACATGGTCAGTTACAATATGTAAATATAAGTGGTGATTTGAGTGTAAATAATATAACAACTAGTGATATTTCAATAAATAATTTATTAAAAGCAACAAGTGCTTTAATAGATGATGCATTATTCAAAAAAATAACAGTAAATGATATTATTTTATCTTCTAATTTAGAAGTAAGCAATAATTTATTAGTAAAAGGAGATGCTTCATTTAATTCTGATATTCAAATAAGTGGAAATATCATATCTTCAACCGGTAGTAAAGGTGAAGAAGGTCAATTTTTGAGATCAACAATAAGTGGTTGGGAATGGCAATATTTAGATGCTTCATATATTAGTGATGTAAGTTTTAATGTATTACAAGATTTAGTAAATACTATAGATGCTTCATATATTAGCGATACAAGTTTTAATATATTACAAGAGTTAGTAAATACTATAGATGCTTCATTTATTAGTGATATAAGTTTTAATGTATTACAAGAGTTAGTAAATACTATAGATGCTTCATATATTAGTGATGTAAGTTTTAATGTATTACAAGAGTTAGTAAATACTATAGATGCTTCATATGTTAGTGATGTAAGTTTTAATGTATTACAAGAGTTAGTAAATACTATAGATGCTTCATATGTTAGTGATGTAAGTTTTAATACATTACAAGAGTTAGTAAATACTATAGATGCTTCATATGTTAGTGATGTAAGTTTTAATACATTACAAGAGTTAGTAAATACTATAGATGCTTCATATGTTAGTGATGTAAGTTTTAATGTATTACAAGAGTTAGTAAATACTATAGATGCTTCATATGTTAGTGATGTAAGTTTTAATGTATTACAAGAGTTAGTAAATACTATAGATGCTTCATATGTTAGTGATGTAAGTTTTAATACATTACAAGAGTTAGTAAATACTATAGATGCTTCATATGTTAGTGATGTAAGTTTTAATACATTACAAGAGTTAGTAAATACTATAGATGCTTCATATGTTAGTGATGTAAGTTTTAATGTATTACAAGAGTTAGTAAATACTATAGATGCTTCATATGTTAGTGATGTAAGTTTTAATGTATTACAAGAGTTAGTAAATACTATAGATGCTTCATATATTAGTGATGTAAGTTTTAATATATTACAAGAGTTAGTAAATACTATAGATGCTTCATTTATTAGTGATATAAGTTTTAATGTATTACAAGAGTTAGTAAATACTATAGATGCTTCATTTATTAGTGATGTAAGTTTTAATGTATTACAAGAGTTAGTAAATACTATAGATGCTTCGTTTATTAGTGATGTAAGTTTTAATACATTACAGGAGTTAGTAAATACTATAGATGCTTCGTTTATTAGTGATGTAAGTTTTAATGTATTACAGGAGTTAGTAAATACTATAGATGCTTCATATGTTAGTGATGTAAGTTTTAATACATTACAAGAGTTAGTAAATACTATAGATGCTTCGTTTATTAGTGATGTAAGTTTTAATGTATTACAAGAGTTAGTAAATACTATAGATGCTTCGTTTATTAGTGATGTAAGTTTTAGTAGTGTAATAAATAGAATAGATAGTTCTTTAAATAAATTAAATCTAATTGATATTAGTTTACAAAATCAAGATATTTCAATAACACAATTAATAGAAGATGTGCGTGATATTTGTGGATCAATATTTTTAGAAAAAATAAGAAATATTTCAGGTGATGTAGTAAATATAGAGTCAAATTTGACAAATATAAGTGGTGATTTATTCAATTTAATAAATACTGTTAATAATTTAGATATATCGTATTTAACAGATGTTTCATTTATAGAATTAGTAAATATTGTTAATAATTTAGACTCAAGTTATGTAACCGATATTTGTTTTAATGATTATAAGACAATAGTAGATACTTCTTTTAGTTTATTAAAACAATCATTAAATGATTTATCAAGTGTTGTTGACAATAGTTTTAATGATTTAAATAGTAATTTATTTGATCTCTCAAATAATTTAAAAAATTTTGTAAATAAAGCTGATAATTCTTTTAATATTTTAGAAATTTCATTAAATAACAATACTATTAATATTACTAATATTTCAAATAATTTACTTAATGTAAATAATAAATTAGATAATTGTTTTAATGTTTTAAATAATGATATTAGTAATCTCTCAAATAACCTAAATAATTTTTCAATAAATATTGATAGTTCATTTAATATTTTAAATCAAAACATAGCTGACGTATCAAGTTCGTTTAATTTAACAAACCAAAACATAAGTGATCTCTCAAGTTCATTAAATCAAAATATAAGTGATCTCTCAAGTTCATTAAATCAAAATATAAGTGATCTCTCAAGTTCATTAAATCAAAATATAAGTGATCTCTCAAGTTCATTAAATAGTTTTTCTACAAAAGTTGATAATTCATTTAATTTAACAAACCAAAATATAAGCGATATCTCAAGTTCATTAAATAGTTTTTCTACAAAAGTTGATAACTCATTTAATTTAACAAATCAAAATATAAGTGATCTCTCAAGTTCATTAAATCAAAATATAAGTGATCTCTCAAGTTCATTAAATAGTTTTTCTACAAAAGTTGATGACTCATTTAATTTAACAAACCAAAACATAAGTGATCTCTCAAGTTCATTAAATATTTTTTCTACAAAAGTTGATAACTCATTTAATTTAACAAACCAAAACATAAGTGATCTCTCAACTTCATTAAACCAAAACATAATTGATCTCTCGAGTTCATTAAATAGTTTTTCTACAAAAGTTGATAATTCATTTAATTTAACAAATCAAATTATAAGTGATGTTTCAAGTTCGTTAAGTCAAAACATAAGTGATGTTTCGAGTTCGTTAAGTCAAAATATAAGTGATGTTTCAAGTTCGTTAAGTCAAAATATAACTGATATATCAAGTACATTAAATAGTTTTTCTACAATTGTTGATAATTCATTTAATTTAACAAACCAAAATATAAGTGATATATCAGGTTCATTAAATAGTTTTTCTACAGAAGTTGATAACTCATTTAATTTAACAAACCAAAATATAAGTGATCTTTCAAGTTCATTAAATCAAAATATAAGTGATATATCTAGTTTGTTAAGTCAAAACATAAGTGATCTCTCAAGCTCATTAAACGAAAATATAAATGATCTCTCAAGTTCATTAAATAGTTTTTCTACAATTGTTGATAATTCATTTAATTTCATTTATCAAGACATAACTGATATTTCAAGCTCATTAAATATTTTATCAATAAATATTGATAATTCGTTTAATTTTGTTTATCAAGATATTAGTAATATTAATAATATTTTAAATAATTTAGATGCATCATTCGCAACTGATGATTCTTTGAATAATTTAAAATCTATAGTAGATAATTTAACAAATAAAACAAGCAATATTTATATAAATGATATAAGTCAAACATTTTATGAAATTATGACACAACAACCAAATCGTTTTGATTCATCTGGTATTCCTGATAATATAAATAGTGCAACCATAAATTTATCATGGAGCTATGAAAGTATTATGGCAAAAAATAGTAATAACAATTATGTAAATTTAGTACATTTTGATGAAAATAAACAATCACTATTACCGTTTATAAATACTATACAAATAGATATTTCGGGATTAGCATTTACAATGAATAGTGGATGGAGGGATTTAAGTACAATTACAATAGCCAGTAATGAAAGTTATAATATAAATAAATATAAACAATTTGAATTAAAAAAATTTTTAGGAACACCGGATTCCAATAATATAACAGATGCAATATTATCAAAATTAGATACATTTGATATAAAAATATATGGAATAAATAATGGAATTAATGATCCCAGTATAGAAAATAGAGCATTATATTTTAGAGGAATTAGTTTTGAACAGGCATCTGTACCATCTGTTCCAATATTTGTTAGTGAAAATATTTTGTCAATAAATTCTTTAAATTCAATTTTTAATGTAGTTCAAGTTGAAAAAAATTATGCTGATAGTATTGGAATATTAAAAAATTATATAATTGATTATAGTGAAAATGATAGTTTAGCAAGTATAATTTATCCAATAAGTATTATTGATTTAAGTTATTTAGATAAATTTATAGATAATTATGGTAATAATAGTAATTTTAATATAGTTTTAAATAATTTAAGAGCAGGAAGTAGTTATAATTATAAATTAAAAATAAATAATAATTTAAATAATTTAGTTTATTCAGATTATAGTATTTCACATCTAAGTAATTATACTTTTATACCAAATTCTAATAATATAAATACGTCAATAGATACTCATATTAAAAGAAATACAGTAAATATAAGTAGTCCAAATTTTAATAATTCAAATATAATTTATATAAATTTAAATGATAATAATGATATAATAGATTATAGTAACAATTCAATACAAATTATAGAAATAAGTAATCCTTATTATAGTAATCAATTAAATGAAAAATATGGTTTTGGTAAATTTATAGATAATGTAAATTCTTTGGTTAATATTAATGTTAGTATTAATAATGAATTTAAACAAACCATAAGTTTTGATGGTTCGTTTAGTAAAACGAATGCTAACGAAAATAAACATAATGGAAATAATTATAATTTTATAAGTTTATCAAATAATTCTTTGGAGGATATTTACAAAAATGATTTAATAAAACAAGGGTTTAGATTAAAAGGGAGTTTTAAATTAGAAGCTATAACAAATAATAATATAAGAAATGCAATTGGGGATGCTTCAATAAATCCATATACTATAAAATTTGATTATTTGAGAGATGTTAGTGTAAATGGAATAAATAATAGTTTTAATTATGATATATATATAGATGATTTAAGTTCAATACCAATAATTATCGATGATAAAAGTGAAATTGAAGTTTTAAATGTATTATATAATATGGGTATACCAAGTGTAGAAAGTTTTAAATTAATTTTTGAAAGAACTTATAATAAAATAAATTCAGAATATTTATATATTGCAGCAACTGATAATAATAAAATAGCATCTATAAATGTTATAAATAATACAACTGCAAGTGAAGTACAAAATATAAATTTAAACAATAATAATATAGTTTCATCAGGAAATTATAATTTTTTAAATAATAATATTCAAACTTTAACAAGTAATTATTATGATAATATAAATTATACTAGTAAAATAAATATAGATAATAGTAATTTAAATTGGAGTGAAACAGCATATAATCTGTATAATATTGTAACTAGTGATGTGGAATTAAATACTAATCATTATTGTGATTATAATAGTTTTGATACATCTAATTCTAAAATAGTGAATTCAAAATTAGATTTAAGTTATATAAATGTTTACGAAATAGACAATATAAGTAGTTTAGGAAGTTCTATAAATGGATTAAATATTGTTCGTTATACTAATCATAATAATGTTATTAAAGACCATACATTAATGTACATTGATGGTTTATTTCAAGAAAATAGTAGTGCAAATTATCCCAATATTTCTTCTTATAGTTATACTCCATTAAGTATAGCTAATAATTATAGTGCTGGAAATATAAGTTATGATTTAAGTGGAAATAGTACTGGAGCAAATAATAATGGTTATAAATTTATAGTATTTAAAATAACTAAAAATCCAAATAATACAGGAAGTAATGGTTCTTATATATTTAATAATAAGATATATAATATCTTATCAAGTAATGATGGTTATAAATATTTAAGTATAAAAAATTTATTAACAGATTTTTTATCAATAAATGATTTAAATAATATATTCAATGCAAATAATAATGATGCAATAGGTTTTGTAACAGTATCACTAATAAATGGAAATTATAAAAGAATAGGTAATTTAAAACGAAATTTTAATCCAGTAGGAGGAATTTGGAGTCAAAATGGAGGAATAGATACAAATTATAATAATAGCTTAACAAAATCATATGGAGCAAAAGTAGAATATCCAAGTATTAATGATTATGGTATATACATAGATTATAGTGCATTGAATGATGATTTAACACTATTTATTGGTTTAAAAAATTAAAATGAAATAAATAATTAAAATGATATAAATAATTTAATTTTACATAAAATTTAAAATATAAAATTAAATTATTATTAATATTTATAATGAGTAATCAATCAATTACAAATAAATTAATAACAAATTTAAATCAAGTAAGTGATATATCAAAAAATATGTTAAAAGGATCAAATGTAATTTGTATAGATACCAGCAATCGAAGAATAGGAATAGATACAAAAAATCCGAAATGGTCTATTGATATTTCTGGGGATGGTTCTTATAATGGAATAAAATGTCATAATTTAGATATATGTGGAACTGCGGAAATATCAAATGGTATATTTTATGATTTAAGAAGTATAACAATAAGTGGAAATATACTTGATATATCTCATGGATATTTTAAAAAAATAGATTTAAGTTTATTAGACGTTAGTACAATCCAATGTTTAGATATATCAGTAAACAAGATTGAAAGAAGTGATTTAATAGTTTCAAATACTATTAGTGGTAATTTTTTTCAATGTTTTTCTGGAATAATTTTAGGTGATTTAGATATTTGTGGGACATTAAACAGTGGCAATTTTGTTTTTCCACTCACAGCAGACTTTTCTAATGTATATATAGATACAAAATTAAATTTAAGAGAATCATCAATTATAGATTTTTCTGGAACTGTTAATTTTTTAAATAAATCAAATCCTGTAAATTTTATTGAATTATCAGGTATTCATATTAATACTTTTTCAATTAGTAGTGATTTATTATTAATAAATAATAAAGCAGATTTTAGTTCAATAACTGTTTCAGGTGAAGCATCATTTAATACTATTATAGTTAGCGGTGAAGCAAGTTTTAATACTATAAGTGCAGAATCTATTTCTATTGGAGGAATATCATTAGAAAGTTTTGTAGAAAAAACAAATAATTCACAATTCACAGGTTATAATCAACAATTAGATTTATCTTTAGTAAAATTAAAAAAAATATGTGTTCATAAGCAAATTAAATATATTTCTGATAATAGTTATAATGAATCTTTTATAGATAAATTAATAATATTTGAATCTTTGGATTTTTCTACAAATCCGCAGAGTATTGGAAATCAAATTCCACCTACCTTTACTTTACCTAGTTTGATTCCTAGTAAAACTAATCAGAAAATAGGAAATACATTTTTAAATTTAAATAATCAAAATGTGATAGAATCAGTTAAAATTATAAAAAATATAAGTAATAATAAACCAACATTTTTGACATTAAAAGAGGCGTCAATAAAATCTATTATGGTTGAAAATAGTGGTAATGATTTTATTGATATTGATAGCTATTATGAATGTATTAGAATAAGAAAAAATCAAAAAAATAACAACAATGCAGAAATTTTTGACGATCAATTTAATGAAAATATTGATAGTAGTTATATTAATATTTCTACTGATATTACACAAAATATTATTGAAATAAATTCAAATTTAACAATTAAATTAAATAATGATAATCAAGGTGGTGATGTGGATGCATTAAATTATAGATTTTATATTTTAGGTAAAACTAAAACTGGCTATAATAGAATACTAGCAGAAAATATAAATAGTGTTATTGTTTTTGATAATAGTTATAACTATAGTAGTACATCTTTAAATTTTTTAGGTAATCATAAAAATAGATTTATAGAAGGTAGTACTACAGAAGTTGAAGATTTAAGTTATATATTTTTTGGAATATCTTATGAAAATTTAATATCTAATAAAATTTTAACTATTAGTTTAGAATCATTTACAGCAAGTATAAAAACAATTAATTAATATATAATAAATTATTTAAAATTAATAAAAAATAATTTATTATGAATTTATGATGAATTTTGCCATTCTCATTGCAATACTATTTGAAGATCCCAATTTGTAATTATGTTGTATAGGTTTATAATAAACAGCGGGATAACAACATACATTGTTTTTCGTTATTATTGGTTCAGGTTCAGGTTCAGGTTCAGGTTCAATATCTTCTGGGAGAACAATAATACTTCTATATAATTCACCTATACTATATAATCCAGTAGCAATATATTTAATAAAATTAGTATATGTTTGTGGAAATTGAGTAATAATTTGATCTATAACAAAAGGTGGGGATAAAACAAATGAAATATTATTTATATTTTGATTAAAATTAGGATCAATTGCAGTAATTTTTCTTAAAATAATATCTTGAGTTAAAATTTTACCCTTTTTAATTTTTAAATCAAAACTATTTTGTCCAAATTGATTGTTATATTCATCGATTGTTAAAGTATTATATTTAAAAATAATAGATTTAAGTTGAACATCAACTGTTCTAACTCTACGTTTAATAATATTTTTATTATTAACTTTATCATAAATTGTATAAATAACATCAACTAATTGATTTGGTAAAGTAGCAAGTGCTATTTGTGAAATATCAATATAAATATTTAAATAATTATTGTTACCGATAGAATATGTATTTGGATCATTTAATTTATTATAAGATAATGAAATATCTGTATATAAATCAAAAGATGAATCTGGTATATTATCAATAAAACTAATATCATTAATTAATTGATATGCAATACTAGAAATATCATTTTCTAATAATGATTGACTAATGTCAATTATTTCTGTTTTAAATGTTATTGTAGGTGGTACTAAATCAGGAATAAATGTGTCTAAAATAACTGTATCTAAATATAAATTTGGATATAAATAACTATTATAAAAAAGTTCTATTTCAAATACTATGTTATTAGATTCAAAACTATTTATAATTAATTCATCTCCATTTAATATATAATTTATTTTATCAAATTTAATTTTTTTTTTAATATAATCATAATTAATATCAATTGTATTCATAAACATAGAATCATTAAAATTTAATTTTATATAATCTTTTTCTAAAATTTTAATACCGCTTATATTAAAAATAATATCTTCAAAAGAAATTGTACTTGTTGAACTATAATAATAATAATAATCATCATTATTTATTATTTCAAAATCTTTATAATTTGTTTTATCTTCATTAACAGATATATCTTTTGGTGTAAAATAACCATTATATGAAATTTCAATATTATTTAATGAAAAAATATTATTATTACTAATTTCTTTAATAAAATATTGTAATAAACTTAAATCATATTTATCATAATAATTATTCTTATATTCATTATAACTAAATTCTTTATTAATATTTATAACAAGTGAATCTGAGAGATCTTTAAAAAAATCTAAACTAAAATCAGTGTTATTAAAACAAATATCTATAATTGCACTACCATAATGTTTATTTATTGAAAAATCCCAATTATGTCCTGTTATATATGTAACTTTTTGTTTTTCTGAACTAATATTACTTATATCATATAAAAACAAATCATTTAATTTTTTCATATTTTTTATCAAAGCCATGTAAAATTCATTAATATCATTAAATTTATATAAATCTATAAAATTAGTATTCGAAATATCATAACTTATTATACCTCTAATATTTAATTCATATATTATTTTGGAATAATTAAAACTAGAATTATTAAAACTTTTTGTAATATTTAATAATGATTTAAATTCATTTATAACATCATTATAATTAAAATAATGTTTATTAAAAAAATTATATGATAATATATTAGTTAAATCAACATTACTATAAATAATTTTATAATAATAATTTTTATATAATTCATCTATATTTTTATTAATATAATTTAAATTTTGATTTATTTCATCTACTTTATTAAATATTTTTTTTCTAACACTATTATTGTTATATATTAAAGAAATATCATAAAAATAAATTTCTTGTGTTATTTTTTCATATTTATTTGTAACAATATTATTATTATAGAAAACTACGTTATATAAATTATTTAGAGTAATATTTGCTATGTTTAAATTATATTCATCGCTGATAAAATCTCCACTTATTAAATTAGCAATATTAGTAATTTTATAATCATTTAAACCAATCAATTTATAATCATTAATATTAAAATTCATAAAATTTTGTGAAAAAGAAAAAATTTCATATAAATAGTTTAATTTAAAATTCATAATAAATAATAATAGTTGTAATTCATTTAATAAATTAATTTTTGTTTTATCATAAATAATATTTTGATTATTTACAGAATCATATAAATTAAAATTTTTATTATAACTTATATCTTTTATTACATAATAAATTTTTTCATAAAAAATATTATTATAATCTAAATTTGTTTTGTTTTTAAATGTTTCTGTATTATAAAAGTTTCTATCTAAATGCTCATTTAAATTTATTTTAAATGTATAGCTATTTGAAGTTTGTAAACTAATATCATATGAATATGGATATAATTCATAATTAATATCGTTTAATGTAATTGGTTGAATATATAAATCGTTTAGTTTATTATCATTACTTTCTAATTCATTATAAATTTTATAACTAATTCTCTTTTTAAATTTAAAATTATTATTATTAAATTCTGTTTCATCTAATTTATTATATTTATTTTTTTTAGAATAATAATTATAATTATAAATATTATCACTTAATTCATTATGTGGTATTAAACTATTATAAATATCATTACTGGAAACTTCAATTAAATAATTTTTATCATTAGTTAACTTTGAAATATTTGTTATTCTATCTGAACTAGTATCGGAATTATTTATTTCATAAACAATATTATGTTCAATTAAATTATCATAACTATGAAATATAATTTTATTTTCATCATTATCAATATACATATTATGGTATATATTTTGTTGTGTTAATCCACAAAATAAATTATTACAGATATCATTATCTTTAAAAGATAAATATATCATATTTGATAAGTCTAAATCAGAAGAAGCATGTAGATAATTACTCAATAAATCATTCGTATAACTTGAATCTAATAAATTATCATTTAATTCAATATTATTATTAGTAAATATTATAGATTGTTCTTTATCATTATTAACTTGTTGAAAAGAACCTGAAATATCTGTAAATATATTTACTATAAATTCTTCAAATAATATATTATTTGGATCTATAATATTTTTATAATCAGAAAGAGGAGTATATTTATTTTTTTCTATATTATAATAATTAAACGAATTATTTGAATTAACTAAACTAGATGGATCAATATATACTTCAAAATTTAAATTAATTAAATTATCAAAAAATGGAGTAATATCTAATACATTATTATTAAAAAATATTTTTTTATATATATTAATTATTTCTTCAGAATTTTTAATTTCAATAATACCTCTGGAACCTACTTCACTTAATTTGTATTTAAAAGTATTTGAAAAAAAAGTTTCTTTTTCCAAATTAAATTTTTTTAAATAATAATAATAATTTGATAAATTTTTATAAAATATATTATTTATGTCATATGAATAATTACCAATTAAATTTGTAATATCACTGTTATTTCTATTATCATAAACGAAATCATATAAAAATAGATCGGATTTTTTTTGTGATAAGTAATTATCATATAAATAATTAGAACTATTATCTTGTTTAATTTTATAATTGTTTATATATGAAAAATCAGAAATTAAACCATTTAAACCATTATTTTTAGAAAAATCTTCGTATTTTTTAAATATAATTTTATTAACTTTTGTAGGTATAAATGTTGCTCTTTCTGTGGGTTTTAAAAAAATCATATTATGATTAATGTTTTCTTGTGTCAATCCAATTATACCTTTTTTATTATTATGATTATCTCGTCTTTTAATAGTTTGTGATAAAAAAATTAAATTTTTGCTATTGTCCTTATAATTAGGGTTGGTGTTTTCATAACTAATTCTATCTATATTACTACTATTATCTATTGTTAAGATAGTACCATTTAAACTTATAAAATTTTTTTGTAATATTATATTATTTGTAATATAAATTATACCTCCCATATTTTTAAAATTTTTAGAATAATAAAATAAAGGATTTGGAGTTGTTGGTGTAATATTTAATTCAGTGTAATTATTTAATAAACTATTTATTGAAGTATCACTTTGAAAACCAGGAATTTTTACTTGTCTAACTCCTCTTTTAAAATTATATTTTTGATAACTAATATCATAATAAGAAGAAAAAGAAATATCTTGTAAATATTCATCTTTAAATCCATTATCACATAAATCAATATTATATAAATTATGATCCGTTTTATTGAAAAAATGGCCATCTGGTAAATAAGAAAATTTAATTGGATTAAAGAAATTTTTATAATTATTTTGTATAAATCTATATTTACCAATAGGTAAATATAATGTTTTTTGTTTAATAGCTTCTTCATTATTATTTTCTAACATAAAATATTGTTTATTTTCATTACTAATTGTTACTATAATATTGCTAAATGGGTGTAAAATATCTAATTTATTAACATCATTCAAAATTTTTGATTCAAAAAATTCGCTATATAAAATTATATCTTTTAATATTTTTGTTGTATTATTATCTAGATATTCGATACTTAATCTATTAAAATCATTTTTTACAATTAATTCTATATTACCATAATAATATTTATTACCATTTTTATTTAAACTATTATCGCTATTCATAGTAACTATATTATTTAAATTTGAAAATGATACATCTAAAAAGTTTTCAATAAAAAATGTATTTATGTTATTATCACAAATATCATTAATAATTCTAATAGGTTTATCTATACTTGTTAATATATTATAACTCATATCTTTTAAAACTCCATATCTTTTATAATTATTATTATTGTTATTATCTGGATTATTTAAATCATAATCTGTTATAATACTACTTAAATCTATATCTTTTTTAAAAATCTCAATATTAACAACATGAACATCTAGTGTAGAACTACTTTTTAATCCAATACTATTTATTGTATTATATATTTTTTTTGTAATACCTAAATTATTTTTATTAAAAATATCACTATTTATACTAAAATCTAATTGAACATCACTAAAATCGTATGCATTTACGGGTAAATCATTGTAAATTTCATATTGTTTATGATATTTTTTTTTATATATATTATTACATATATCCTTATCATACCTTATTTCAATAAATGGTGAAAACGATTTTATTGATATATTTCTATTAATACTATTTTTGTTATTTTTTTTATCAGTAATAGTATATTCTTGTACATATTTTCCAAAATTTGTTAATAAATTAGATGGATCTATATTATAATTATTTTCTATTATATTATTGCTACTAAAATCATTATTAAAAACATTTATATTTTTAATATTATCGTTATATGATTTAATACTTATACTATTATGGTTACTAATATCTTTAAAGATAGTAAAACTAATATCATTATAATAATATTTTATGTAATTATCATTATTTTTAGTAACTAATATTTTTAAATTTTTTTCATCATAAAGTAAATTATTTAAATCTTTATAAAAAATATTATTTATATCATTATTTGCTTCTTTTGGTATTAATATTTCAAAACTAGAATCAACTTTTATTAAACTAAAATCATATGGATTTGTAATTATATTTCCACTTAATCCAAAATTATGATTATTTATATTTTCTGAATCATTTAATACGGAAAAATTATAACGAACATCTGTCATAAAATAAAATTCAGAATCTGGAATTATAATTTTTGAAATATCATAAAAAACAAAATCATTAATATTACTACTATAATCTACGTAAATATCAATAGTATTGCTACTTGGTTCATAATTAATATAATCTAATAGTTGGTAGTTATTACAATTATCAATATAAAATCCTAATGGATTATTTTTTTTTATATCTTTAAATTTGTAATTTGTATTTTTTATTGTTTTATATTTTTCTACAAAATTTTCATTATTAAAAACAAATTTATTTTTTTTTGTAGTAACAATATTATTATCGGATAATTCTTTTTCAATGTTATAATAATTTACAATTATATCATAAATATCTGTAAAACTAATATCAAATGTTTCATTATTAAGTGTTTTAGTAACATCATTTACTATATCATTTACATTTAATCCTGGAATACTATAATTAACTTCATAATTATTTTTATTATATATAAAAATTGGAAAGTCTTTTTCTAGTCTTTTAAAAAATAATAAATTATTCTCTAATTTTTTATATGAATCATAACTTAAATACGGTAATTCTATATTACAAATATCAATAATATTATTATTACTAATAAATGTTAATTCAGGTGGTTTATTATCTATTACATTAAAATTAATTGTTTCTATAGTATTTAATAATGTTATATTGTTAAATATTTGAAAAAATATTAAATAATTATCTAATTTATTAGGTATTATAGATTCTATTGGATTAAAAAATAATAATTCTTCTAATTTTACTCTAGTAGAATTATATGGTAAAATATAATTAAAGCTAAAATCTATTAAATTTCTAAATGTGTTATTTTTTGTTGCTTCATAATATATTGTTTTACTTGAATGAATATAATTAAAACTTATATCATCATTAGGATTACTATTTGAAAAAAAATCAGAATTTAGAGGTTTTTCAATTATATTACTATTTGAGTTTAATTTATATATTATTGTTGGTGTTAAAATTAAATCATTTAAATTTTTAATTATAATATTTTTAGTTAAATTATTTGAATTATCATTTTTATCATAAACATTATAAATAATTTTATAACTTATTTGTATATTACTTGTGTCAATAATATTTAATAATTTTATATTGGAAAAATTTACTCTTTTTTCATTATTTAAATAATTAACAACATTACTACTAAAATCAGTTTCATTATTATTTTCTATTTTTTTAATAAAATATTCTAATTTTTTTAAACGACTTCCTTTATCAAATAAATTAATACCACTTTCGTAATATTCACTTTCTATATTAATATTTTCATCTATTATACCATTAAATGTTGTTATAGTTGGTTTTATAGTATCTCTTATAATTAAATTTCTGTTTTCATTTTTTGTTATATTATTATTATCAGTTAAAGTATAAGTTAATTTATAATTACCAACTAAAGATGGATCACTTTGAAAACTATTAAAACATATATCTATATAACTAAATATACTATTATCATAGTATTGTATTTTACTTATATCAAATAAACTATAAGAGTATGTAATATTTTCAATGCTACCTGATCCTATATTATAATAAAATTTATCAAATGTGCTTGTAACATTTACATTATTTATTAATGATGCATCATTTAAAAAATCTCCTGCTTCATGGATAATATCATTTAAACCTTCAAAATTTGTTTCTGGTATTTTAACATTTATTATTGGTCTTATTATATTAGAACTTAACTCAAAGTTAAAATCATTTTTATATGAATAATTAAAAAAAGAAATATCATTTACTGATATTTCAGTTAAACTATTATTAAATTTATAAATTAATGAACTTATATCATTATTTGATATAGAAGTAATATTTGGTTCTGGTAATCTATAACTTAAGTCAAAATTTATATCTGTTTCTAATAATCTAGGATGATATAATAAAAATTTATCATTTAAATTTAAACTTATATCACCAAAACTGATATCTATTATTTTTATATTTAAATTACTTTGACCACATAAATCTATTTCTGGTTTTATATTATTAATAATTTCAATATTTCTTATTTCTGAATTTTTATTATATTGATTATCATAAAAATCATAAACTAATTTGAAAGAATTATTATTAAAATTTTTAAATAAATTTCTAATATTTTCATTTTCTTGATTTAATATTGTATTACTTAAATCAATTATATTTAGAAATTTTTTATTTATAGTTTCATTACTTAATGTAACACTATAATTATTTTGTAACAAATTCCAATTATTTGCATATCCTAAATTTTCTTTTTGATAATTTGCATAATTATCATTTATTCTAAAATTAAAAATAATATTACTTATTTCTTCTATAAATTTACTTGTATGTTTATTAATATTTATTGCCTGATATGAAAAATCTCTCTTATTATTATCATCATTATAAATTACGAAACTATTATCTATATAATAATTATTATTTAATTCATTAAAAGAAAAATCAATGGTAGGTTTTGTAATGTCTACTATATCAACTTTTCTATTAAAAGTAAAAATATTATTACAAATATCTGTTAATTTATAATTAAAAATTAATGATTCTAATCTTTTATTATCACTAGTTAGTGTTATATTTTGAAATCTATCATCTTCATTTAAATAAAAATACCCATTATAACTCATATCATTTATTTTATCAAAATTACCATCATTAAATTTTATAACTTTATCTCCAATACAAAGAGATATATCTAATGTAGGTGTATATCCAAAATAATTATCTGATAAATCAAAAGCATATATAATTGTACTTAAATCTTCGAATTTTGATAAAAATGTTAGACTAAAATCTAATGAATAACTATTTGAATTATCTATAGTATAATCTATATAATCAGTTTTATTATAAATATCAGTATATTGAGAAGCATTAATTCTTTCATCAGCTGACAAATCTATAGTTGAAAAATTATGATTTGATAAATCAAATAATCTTATATATGGTTTTATAGTATCTTGTAAACTTATAAATCTTTTTATTTTTGCATTATTAGTGTTATCATCGTAATAATTTATTTCATATTCTAAAAAATAATTTCCTATTTTTGTTGAATCAAAAGTTAGGTTATAACTTATATCGTAATTTTTATTTCCTAATTGTTCATTATCAAAAATTGCATTACTTGAATCATTTTGAGATGAATCTATTGGAAATTTATTATAATAAATTCCATCTATAGTTATACCCATATCATAATAATTTTCATTTATATTCCATCTCACTATTTGTTCTCCACATATTGTTAATGCTGGAATATTAATAAATTTTACTTCTAAACTAATATCATTTGAGTAATTATTAGCAAAATCTTTTACTTTATACACAATTGTAGCGCTTGTGTTTTTAGTTGTTGTAAATATTGTTGGTTTGTTAACTATATTTATATTTTGAGATTCTATTATATTATAACTTATATCGCTAATACTTATATCATAAATTGAATTTTCATCATAAACAATAATAGGTATATTTGGATTTTCATTATTATAATCACTATCTACTGCTTTATTTTCATTTAAAAATAATATATTATTTAAAATATTAAAATCCGAAGTATACGGATAACTAAACTCATAAGTATCTCTTTTTTCATCAGTTGCATTATTAAAAAAATTTATTTTAGGTTTAATAATATCAATTAAATTTATGTCAAAAGTTTGTGATAAATTTGAATAAATTTTATTTATTCCATAAATATTAGTTAATTGATTATATAAAAAATCATCAATTTGTAATCCTTTTACATCTATTTTTAATTTATAATTAGCATTAAATGATGTATCTATTAATAAAGTTTTATTTCGAAAATTTGTTAATATTGATTCAATATTTTTATTATAAAAAAAATCATTTGCAAAAAATTCCCCACTAATTGTAAAACTATCATTTTTTGAATAATTAAAATTCACATTTTGAATTTTTTGATTTAAATCACTATTTGATATTACTTGTAAATTAAATTTATCAATATTATTTTCATTATAAAAATTTAATATAAAACTTAAATCAAAATCTAGTATAGAATTATTTTTTGCTTGTAAATAAATTATATTATTATATTTATTATCTTCATTTATGGAATTTGATATATCATAAATTATTAAATTATTAATTAAAATATTATCTTTTCCTTTAATAATTATATTATTATTATTATTATTTGATATATCATTTGAATTTGAAAATATATATGGTGATAATAATTTAAAAAAATTATTATTTATTACATTAGTATTTGATATATCAACTATTGTAAATGCGTTATTAAATGCTGTATTAATTGAAATTATATTATTATTATTATTAATTTCATTATAATAAATATGATTTGATAAATAATAATTTAAGTTCTTAAAATTAATTATATTAGAATTAGTATTTTTATTATTTGATTTAAAGTCTATTATAGAATCATTTGCGGTATTAAATAAAATATTATTTTTATTTTCATCGTAATAATTACCACTTATAGTAACCGAAAATGGTAAATATATTTTTTTTGATTTATTAATTTTAATAAAAATATCTATATTATTGAAGAAATTATAATTTGTATTAAAAATATTACTACTAATTTCAATTATATTACTGTATTTACTTTGATTTTTAAATAATGATTTTTCAATTGTATTTGAAATATCTATAAATACATCATCTACTATTTCTACAATTCTAGTTAATTGTATTACAGATAAATCAAAATAAGTAAAATTATAACTTATAACAAATGAATTATCATAATTATTACTAATTGCTATTGTATCACTTAAATCTTTTGGTATAGTTGATATTATTAAACTTATATCTGATAAATTTTGTAAATTATGATGACCATATTTGTCAATTATATAATATGGATATTCTGGTTCTTTATATTCTTCATAAATGTTTAATTTATAAATATTTTCACTATTATTGAAGTTATTTAAACCAAAATTAAATCCACCTTGATTTATTAAATTAAAAGAAAAATCTTCTTTTAAAATAGTTTCTAAAAAATTGGTTTCTCCACAAATTCCTTGACAGTTATCTGTATAAATTAAATTTTTTGAAGTATCATCATTAATTTTATTATTTAATAAATCTAAAATATATAACTCAAAACTATTAGTATCTATTATTGAACTATTGTTTTCGTTTATTGTAAATTTTATTGCATTATAATAATAATTATGTATTTTATATTTATTATATTCTTCACCTAAATTTTCAACTTCATTAGAATAATTTTCATATTTTTTACTATAAATATAATTTTCATCAATAGTTATAAATTCACTACTAATGGTTATTGGATAATTTTTACATATATCAAAAATTATATAACTTCCATAATATAATCCATATTTTAAATCATTTAAGGAAAGGTCTCCTCTATCTAATATAGGTTTTATTAAATTATTATGTGTTTCTTTATTAAATTCATAAAAAACTTTACTATCATTTAAACAAATATCTGCTCTTGAAATTCTTGTTAAACATTCACTGTCATTATTATTTAAACTATATTGTTGAAAATTCTTTCCTTCAATAACATAATTACATTCATTATTATGTTTAAAAAAAGATTTATTACTTATATCACTTAATAATGTATTGTATTTTGGATATGATTTTATGCTTAGACTAACATCACTTGGAAATGAATTCATAATTTGAAATTTAATAGTTCCATAATAATAATTTACACCACTTGAATCTATTAAAAATTCTAAATAACCACTAATATCTTGTTTATTTAAATCATAATAATAAAGTTTATTGTTACTATTAATTACATTACTATAGTCATCAATATATAAAATAAAACTATTATCTATATTATTGAGAATTAACGGTAAATTTAAGTAATTACCGTTAATACCGAAAGGAGAAGTATTTGAAAAATCAAAAGCACTAATAAATTCATAACTTACACCTTTCATAAAATAAAAGTTATCAGCAGTTGTAGTTAATAAAAAATTATTTGTTGAAACATTTGTTTGTGAAATATTTAATAAATTAAATGATTCATCATAAAATCTAAAATAATCACCATTATTAAAACTTAAATCATTTCCTCTTGATACATATATTTTTATATTTTCTGTTATATCAGATTTATAGTTTATAATACTACTAATATCATTGTAAATATTATTATTATTATTTAAATTTGCACAACTATCTATATAGAATCCTAATGGATATTCTTTTGGTACATTTAAAAATTTATAATAATCCTGACTACTATTACTATTAACATATACACCAAATGCTGTACTACTAAAATTATTTTCTATTATATATTTTCCATTACTAACATCAATATTATTTGTTAATTTTAAGCAATTACTCATTAATAGTATAATATATTTTATTAAAAAAATATTATCTTATAAAATTTTTTTAATAACAATTAAATTAAATAAAACTAAAATTGATATTATAATTATTTAAAAACTAAATATTATAGTAAATTATTTGCATTTTATTATGAGCATTGACCTTGCAAAAAAATATCAGAAAAAATCAGATAAACAACATGTATTAGATAATCCAGATACATATATTGGTTCTATTGAACATATTAGTTCAGAAGTTTATATTTATGATAACGAGAATAAAAAAATCAAAGAAAAAACCATTGATTATATTCCTGGATTATATAAATTATTTGATGAAGGAATTGTTAATTGCAGAGATCATATTATCCGAATGCAACAATTAGTATCCAGTTCTGATGATAAAAAAAATTATCCTGTAAATAATATTAATATTACTATTAGTGATGATGGAATCGTTACATTAATGAATGATGGAAATGGTATTGATGTTTCTATTCATCCAGAATATAAAATCTGGATTCCTGAATTAATTTTTGGTCATCTCAGAACTTCAACAAATTATGATAAAAGCGAAAAGAAAATTGTTGGAGGTAAAAATGGTTTTGGATTCAAACTTGTCTTAATTTGGTCTTCTTGGGGCAAAATTGAAACTGTTGATGCAAAAACTGGTCAAAAATATGTTCAAGAATTTAAAGATAATTTAAATATTATTGAAAAACCCATAATTACTAAAACCAAAATTAAACCATATACCAGTGTCAGTTTTAAACCAGATTTTAAACGTCTTGGTATTGAAGGATTTAGTGATGATTTTAAAGCATTATTAAAAAGACGTGTATATGACATTGCTGCTGTTAGTCCAAAATCTGTTAAAGTAAAATATAATGATGAAGTTTTGCAAGTTAAAAGTTTTCAGGATTATATTGACCTCTACATTGGTTCAAAAACAGAAACACAGCGAATTTACGAAGAAGCAAATGAGCGATGGGAATATGCTATTTGTTTAGCACCAAAAGAAGAGTTTACTCAAGTTAGTTTTGTAAATGGAATTTATACTTCAAAAGGTGGAAAACATGTTGATTATATTATTGGTCAAATTGTCAAAAAACTTACTACGTATATTAAAGAAAAAAAACATATTGATGTTAAACCTGCGTCTATTAAAGAACAGCTTATGATTTTTGTTAATTGCACTATTGAAAATCCTGCTTTTGATAGTCAAACAAAAGATTATTTAAATAGTGCTGTTTCCAATTTTGGTTCTAGTTGTGATGTTAGTATCAAATTTATTGAAAAAATCGCAAAAATGGGTGTTATGAGCGTTGCTTGTAGTTTAACAGAAGTTAAAGAAAACAAAGCTGTTAAAAAAACGGATGGAAGTAAATGCAAAACTATTCGTAATATTCCAAAGCTGGTTGATGCAAACTTTGCTGGAACCGCTAAATCAAAAGATTGTATTTTAATTTTATGTGAGGGAGATTCAGCCAAATCTGGTATTATTTCTGGACTTTCCCGTGAAGACCGCAATACTATTGGTGTTTATCCTATGAAAGGTAAAATGTTTAATATTAGAGGAGAAAGCGTTTCAAAAATCAGTGAAAACAAAGAAATTTATGAAATTAAACAAATTCTTGGCTTAGAACATGGAAAAAATTATACTCTTGCTGATGTTCAAAGCAAACTTCGTTATGGAAAATTATTATTTATGACTGATCAGGATTTAGATGGTAGTCATATTAAGGGACTTGGTATTAATATGATTGACAGTGAATGGAAATCATTAATTGAAATTCCAGAATTTATTGGTTATATGAATACTCCTATTTTAAAAGCAACAAAAGGAAAAGAAATAAAAGAATTTTATAATAATGGAGAATATGATTCGTGGAAATCAGGAGAAAATGTAGATCCTTCAAAATGGAATATTAAATATTATAAGGGTCTTGGTACAAGTACTAGCAAAGAATTTAAAGAATATTTTGCTAAAAAGAAGATTGTAAATTTTAAAAGTACTGAAAATTGCAGAGAAAGTATTGATATGGTTTTCAATAAAAAACGCGCAAATGATCGCAAAGATTGGCTTTCTAATTATGATCGCAATGCTTATTTAAATACTTCCAAAAATGATGTTACTTATGAAGAATTTATTTATAATGATATGATTCATTTCTCAAAATATGATAATGATCGTTCTATTCCTAATTTATGTGATGGTCTCAAAATTAGCTTACGCAAAATCTTATATTCTGGTTTCAAGAAAAATTTGAAAACAGAAATTAAAGTTGCACAATTTAGTGGTTATGTTTCGGAACATTCTGGTTATCATCATGGTGAAGCCAGTTTAAATGGTGCAATTGTTGGATTAGCGCAAAATTATGTTGGTTCTAATAATATTAATTTACTGCATCCATCTGGTCAATTTGGAACACGCCTTCAAGGAGGAAAAGATGCTGCTTCAGAGAGATATATTTTCACTTATTTAAATCCACTTACACGAAAAATATTTTCAGAATTAGACGACCCAGTATTAGAATATTTGGCAGATGATGGGCAAATTGTAGAACCGGTTCATTATGTTCCAATTATTCCGATGATTCTTGTAAATGGAACTAAAGGAATTGGAACAGGATTCAGCACTGATATTATGTGTCATAATCCAATTCAAATTATTAATTATTTAGAAGGTAAACTAGAAAAAATAAGTACAACAGATTTGAAAACATTACTTATTGAACCTTATTATAAAAATTTTAAAGGAAAGATTTATCCTGTAGATGATAGTAGAAAAAAATATGTAATTAAAGGTTGTTATGAAATGCTTGGATCAGATAAAATTAGAGTTACTGAATTACCTATTGGAACTTGGACACAAGATTATAAAGAATATTTAGAAAGTTTGGTTGATAATAAATCAGCTAAAGGCAAAACAAAACCTGGAGATGATTATATTAAAGATTTTAATGATATGTCTACTGATTTAAATGTAGAATTTGAAATCACATTTTATCCTGGAATCTTAAAAAAATTAATTAGTCAAAAACACGAATATGGAATTGAGGGTATTGAAAAATATTTGAAACTTTATACTACACAAAGCACTAATAATATGCATTTATTTAATGAAAAAGAACAACTTCGTAAATATGAAAATGTTTATGACATTGTTGATGGTTATTATGAAGTTCGCTATACTTATTATGTAAAACGTAAAAATTATCTTATTTCCAAATTAAATAATGAATTAAAAATGTTAACTGCTAAAGCACTATTTATTCAATATAATTTAGATGATAAAATAGATTTACGGAAAAAATCTAAAAGTGAAATTAATGCAATCATGGAAAAATTTGAGTTTGGACTTGGTGATTCAGGAGATTATAATTATTTAGTAAAAATGCCTATGGATTCCGTTTCTAAAGAAAATGTTGAAAAATTAATGAAAGAACATGAAAATAAAAAAGCAGAATTGGAACGTGTCCAATCTAGTAGTATTGAAGAAATGTGGTTAAAAGAATTAGGTCAATTAAAAATTAGTTACAATGAGTTTTTGGAAAATAGTTTAAAAATGGAAAAAAATTGTACTTTAGAAAAAATAAAAAATAAATAATAATAAAATAAAAAATAAATAATAATAAAATAATAATAAAATAATAAAAATTTTATATTTTTTTTTTTATTGTATATATATATAAACATGTTGTCTTTAGGAGAAACTAATATTCCTGAAAGTTTTAAAGAATCACAAGATGGCGGACGTAGAAAAAGAAGAGGCAAAAAATCTAGAAAAGGAAAAAAACCAAGAAAAGGCAAAAAATCGCGCAAAAATAAAAGAACAAAAAGACGTTAATTGTGGGGAAATCGCACCACACATGATTTTTTAAAAATATTATTTAGTATAAATTATTAAATAATATTTGATTAATATAGAAAGTAAAATGCAAAAAGGAGGAAGAGTAAGTTATAATGGTAGAAGGTGGGTTGGTACTCATTCTGCTTCAATATATGAAGCAAAAGCATTGACTTTATTGGGTTTACAACCAACTAAAACAGGTCTTACAAGTATGAATAGTAGTGTATACAATCGAATTGCAAGTTATAATAGTAATTATAATAACAAATTAATTCGTTTATATGATATGTTAGCATCAGAAGAAAAAAAAAAAAAGGTATATGACTATTTACAAAGAGCATCAAACGAAAGAGAAAGCCAAAATCAAAATTTTGAAAAAAAATCAAATAGACCAAATGATATGGGTCATTTAAAATATCGCGAATTTATAGAAAATGCATTGAGACAAATAAAATTTGGGCCAAATACATTAACAACTCCATCATCGGTAAGACAATCACAAGAAAACCCTCCAGGTCTAGTAAAACAACCAATTAGTAATACTCCATTTAGTAATACTCCATTTAGACAAACTCAAATACGTAGACAATTATTTTCAGGTAAAGAAACTGCTGGAAATAAATTTAAAAAAACAAAAAGAAGAAAAAGAAGAAAAAGAAGAGTGACAAGAAGAGACAACAAAAGAAGAATAGCAAAAATAAGCAAATAAAGAAGAAGAAAAAATATAAATATTTGAATTATACTATTGTTTTGTCTATATATAAAATCACTCTATCTTCATTTGAATTATTTACAGCAGAATGTAAATAATTACTATCAAAACCAAATAATTTAAAATTATCTTCATATATTTTTTTATTATTTACTATCAAAAAACTTTTATTTTTTTCAGGTACTATTAAACCAAAATGTATTCCAATACTATTATTATTTATTCCAGTTGCGTCTACATGTTCTTCTATTTTAGAATTTCCTTTCATTAATGAAAATCCTGCTATATTAATTCCTTTTATATTTTTTAAAATTTCACAAGTTTTTGGACAAATTTTTGAATTTGCATTTAAACTAATATTTTCATAAATTAAACCAAAATTAAGCCAATTTTCATTAATATTATCTTTATCATCGCCACCATAAACCCAACCTTCTAAATTATTTACTTCTTCGATAAATTTATTACATTCATTACTTGTAGCATATTGATAAAATTTTCTATGTATTTTATTTACAGGACTTTTTAATGCATTATATAATTCTTGTTTAATTATATCTTTATTTATTAATAATGGATATAAATCCAATAGAAAAATACTATTATAAAATTCAGGTCTAAATATTTTTGCAAATACTAAAAATATATTATTATAACTATTATAAACTAATAAAAATGTTATTAAAATTATTATTACTATTATATTTCTATTACTAATCATATAAATTAAATATATAAAGTTATTTTATTAGAAAATCGTACAAATATTTTATATTATTGAAGTCATTATTTTCTTCTATAACTGGGAAAAAATCTACAAAATTATTTTTTTGATAAATATTAATCAAATAATTTTCAGTTTTATTACCGGGTTCTTCACTTAATATTTTAACATTATATGGAATAACATCTTCAAAACGAAATACTTCTAAAATCGCGTTATCATAATAATGTAAATTTAAAACATAACTACAAGTTTTTAATACTTCTTTTAGTTCATTATTAAATAATTTTTCAAAAATTAATAATTTATAATCTAATTTTTGAGAGACTATATGATTTTTTAAATTATTTAATATGTTTGTTCTTCTTTCATTAAGTGTTCCAATAAATAATATTTTTTTTTTATTGTCTTCTCTCAAATCATTTTCTAAAATTTCAAATTTATATGGATTATATGGTATATATGGAATAACAATTTTAACGATAGATCTCATGAATGCAGGATAATAATCTAAATTAACAATACTATAATCATATATAGCATAAGAAGTAAGCATTAAATTAATCATATTTTGAGAGAGACTATTATAATAATATTTATTTTGATTTAATTGTTCTATTTGATAAATAATATATTTATTAGGTGGTAAATAATTTATATTTTCATTTAATAACGTAATTGTTCCAACAAATAATAAATATAAATTTTTATCTTTTTCTGCTTTAATAATGAGAGAATGATATATATTAGTGTAAATAACACAACGAATTTTATAAACTTTCAAATATTCTCTCAATTTTTTTGCAAATATTAATGTATAATTTGTAGAAATAATATATATAGTTTTCATATTTTTATTATAAATTAAATCATTTAACATTTATAATTATTTTGATTTGTAATACAAAATAATTATATTTATAACTTTAAATAAATAATAAATAATATTATTAGAGCAGAGAGAATAATATATTTTAAAACCATGGTTTTTGCTCCAAAGTTTTATTTGTTTTATTAGAATATAACGGGGCATTCATAGGCATATGCATTGTACTTGCATCTTGCTTATATTTTAAATATGCTAGTGCTTCACTATAAATATTATTTACACAATAATTGATTACATAATTATTTAATTCTTCAATTTGTCCTCTTATATTATTATTTAAATTTTTTGAATGCTGTAAATACATTGATCTCATAACAGTAACAATAATATCTTCTGCTTGATTATCTACTAAAATTTCTTGATTAGATTTATCATAAACACCTTTTCTTATAGCATTTTGTATTATTTGAATATTATGTAATGAAAAATATGCATCACTTAATGATGTTCTCTCAAAATTACCTGTTAAAACATTTTGATAATTTGTATTGGTATTAATTGGTATTTTATCCATCATTGAAAATTTAGTGGATAAATTTGGTCCTAAAATATTTACTTTACCATTTGCTGAATTGTTATTATTTGGATTATTATTGAATGGAAACATTTTTTATTATATTATAGTATTATATTTTTTTAATAACTAACATATTTTAAATAATGTTACTAAAAAATAATATTATTATTATATAATGTTAAGTAGATTTAATAAAATAGTTTTAATAATTGCATTAATTGTATTAATATTTTCTTTATTATTAATTGGATATTTATTAAATATATCATATCTTAACGATACTTATCCACCTGTTATAAGTGATTGTCCTGATTATTGGGACGTAAGCCTTAACAGCAATAATTCTAAACTTTGTATTAATAAAAGTAAAGTAAATATAGGATCACAAATGAGAGATTGTAGAAGTTTTTCAACCGATTTATTTAGAGACACTGGAAGAGATGAAAAATCTGTAATATGTGCAAAAAAAAAAAAAGCAAATACTTGTATATTTACTTGGGATGGTATTACTAATAACTCTTTAGATTGTAATGAATCATATTTAGGATAATTATTATTATAATAATAATTAAATTAATTAATTTGTTAATAATTAATTTAATTATTATTATTATTATTATATTATGACCGAAAGAAATTGCTTGAATAAAGAAAGTACTGTAAACGTAATTGCAGATAAGAATAGAGTAAATAGAACAACACTAAATAATAATATTATTTATGATAGTACATTAAAATATAATTTATACGACGGGATTTACATATTAAAAGATATATCTTCTGGATTTCCAATTGCACTTAAAATACATCAAGATGATAGTAAAAATGTTATTTATTATGGGGAATATAAAAAAAATCGTGACGATATTGTTAGACCAGATAAAGATAATAATGCCGAATTTTATTATGGTAATATTACAATTTATGTTAGAAAACAGTTTACAAATTCTATTAGTATTAGTGGGAATGTAGATACTTTAGACATATCTCATTGTTTTATATATAATTCTAGATGTGCACTTCCTATTTCAAATATAATAAATAATAACTTAATAAATTCTACTACTTATGGTGTTGAAAAAGAAAATAATTGTCATATTTCTTATAATAATAACCTTAGACCTTGGAAATTAAACACAAGTTATATATTACATAATAATAATTATATTAATGAAGATATTAAACAATTAAATGATATTAAAAATTTTAATTTTAATCATGATTCATCTAATAATAATTTAGTAATAGAAAGTATTAATTCGAATATAGCTTTTTATACACACTCTAGTAAAAAAATTATTTTTAAAAGTAATATTGATTTTGAAAAATCTGTTTATTTTTTTAATAATGCCAACTTTAGTAATTCATGTAGATTTGATGCAAGTAAAGTATATATACATAATTTAATAATTTACAATGATTCTTCATTCAACAATAATTTATTTGTAGAAAATGATATTTCATGTAATAGTAAATTATTTGTTGCACATGATGTTTCCTGTAATAGTAATTTATTTGTAGAAAATGATATTTCATGTAATAAAAATCTATTTGTAAAAGATGATGTTTCTTTTAATAAAAATCTATTTGTAGAAAATGATATTTCATGTAATAAAAATTTATTTGTAAAAGATGATGTTTCTTTTAATAAAAATCTATTTGTAGAAAATGATATTTCATGTAATAGTAAATTATTTGTTGCACATGATGTTTCCTGTAATAGTAATTTATTTGTAAAAGATGATGTTTCTTTTAATAAAAATCTATTTGTAGAAAATGATATTTCATGTAATAGTAAATTATTTGTAAAAGATATAATAATTGGTGATATTAGTAATCCAATAGTTAGTGTTGGTTCTATTATGCTTTTTCCAGATATTAATAATGATAACTTAAATACTGCTGGTTGGTTAAAATGTGATGGACAGACAACTATAACTAGTCTTAATTATAAAAGATTACATGATTTATATGGTACAGATTTTTCATTATCAATTCCTACTACAAAAGGTACATTAAATAATATGGATTTTAGTTTTAATTATTATATCAAAATATAAAAATATTTTTTATAAAACTTTATTATAAGTAATACTTGTTACTTATGAAATTCATAAAATCTTTAATATGCAATTATTTGTGTATTAACAATTTACATAAAGTCAGTAAAACCGGTGTAAATGTTTTCAAAAAAGAAAATTCTTATAATTATAATGAATATGATGCAAATATCAATGAAAATAATAATTCATTAAAATTTTGCAGTTTCAAGAAAACAAAAATGCATTATTTAAAAAATAATATTTATTTTGACATCTATAATGATTCAATGCTTGAAATAAATAAACAATTAATAATTAGTGAATCTAAAATTATTAATAAATTTGATAATTTACATTATAATAAATATAATGATTTAACTGCAGAGCATATTTTTCCACAATCTTTTTTGAGAGAATATAGCAAAGCAAAATTTGATATGCACAATATTTATTTGACAAAAGGCACTATAAACAGCAATAGAAGCAATTATAAATTTATTCAAAATTTAACTAGTCTAGAAGATATTAATGAAAATAAAAAAGAAAATAATAAACTCAATTTAAACAATCTTGAAACTAAATTTAAAAATAATAATAAAATTTTAAAAAAAATTATTGTTAAACGAGAGAAACAATATAAAATTAAAAAAACTAACAACTTTGTTAAAATACACGATACACAAAACTATAAAAATAATAAATTAAAATTATTTATTCCACACAAAGAATCACGAGGAGCTATTGCTAGGTCATTGGCTTATATGAAATATACTTATCCTAATCTAGAATTAGATAAAGTAATAAATAGCAGCACTTTAATTGAGTGGAATTGTGCTTATCCCCCCACAAATATTGAGAGAATACAAAATGAAGTTATTAAAAATATACAAGGAAATTATAATATTTTTATTTTAAATTATGATTTAGTAAATGAATATTTTAATTAAGGAAACCTTCTTATAAAAATATAATATTTATATATTATAAAATGTCTAATAAAAAAAAGCAAACCAAAAAAATAAATATTATATATAATGGAATTGGTGCAAATAAAACAAACCATAATAAAAAAGAATTTATGAACATATCAAAAAAAAATTTTAAAGATTGCACATCAAAAAAATGTAAAAAAAATAATACATGTAAATTAAGAAAAAAATTATTTAAAAAAATGGAACAAAAAAACAAAGTAAATATTGATGATTATTTAAATGCAATAAAAGAATGTAATAAATGTAAAAAAAAAAATAAATGTAATTTTAAAGAATATATAAAATATAGTGGTGCAATTATTAAAATAAATTAATATTATATGTTTGGTAATTATAAAAAATCATATATAAAACGAGAGAATTTATATATTATTTTTTTTGGTTCCAAAAAAGAAAAAGAAAATAAAAAAAATAGTTTTATTGAATTAATTGATGTATTATATTTTTTAAAGGAAATCTAGGTTTCCTTATGAACCTTCCTATAATAAATCTAGGTTTCCTTAATTAATTAAGTTCTAATAATACAGGACAATGGTCCGAACCTTTAATATTCATCAAAATTTTACAATCTTTAATTTTTTGAAATATTTTTTCTGTAGCTAAATAATAATCAATACCCCAACCATTTTTTTGACTACGTTCTGCTTTAAGAAAGTTAGACCAATATGTAGATTTTTGTTGTGTTGGATTAAATTTTCTAAATACATCTTTTAAATTATTTAATACTAATAAATCATAAAATGCTTTACGTTCATTATTAAAGAAACCTGGTACTTTATTTTCCTTTTTTTTAGGATCCACAATATCAATATTTAGATGTGCAACATTTAAATCTCCACAAATAATAACTTCTTTTTTATAAGTATTAGTTAATTCACCAATATATGTTGAAAATTTTAAATTCCAGTTTTCACGAAAATAATAACGCTCACATTCAAACCGCTGTGAATTTGGAACATATATATTTACTAAAATAAAATCTTCATAAATAAGCCCCAAAATACGTCCTTCTTCGTCAAATTCCGGACAATCCAATACTGTAGTTGGTTCTATTTTAGACATAATAGATACTCCTGATAAACCTTTACGTTGTGTTGTTCCTTTTGTTGAATTATAATATTTAAATAAATATTTATCTAAATAAGGTGGAAGTGTTAATTGCTTTTCTTCTGCTTTAATTTCTTGAAGACAAATTATATCATAATCTCCAGACGGTTCATTAATAAAATCTTCAAATTCTTGCTTTTTAAGCATTGCCCTAAGACCTGCAACATTGAATGAAATAATCTTCATTTATAATAATTTTATTATTTTACTATTTAATATTAAATAAAAAATAGTAAAATTTATTTATCAATTTTAAATCTTAATTAATGATAAGTAATATTTAAATTATATTATTAATTTCATTTATTATATTATTATCTATTAATGGCACATTTTTTCCTAATTCGTCATGTAATAATTGACTATGAATAAATAACATTAATAAATATCTAACGAATGCTTGTAATGCATATGCATATATTTCTTTTAATTTATCTTTTTTTAAAACGTTTTCACTTATATAATTAATAAAAACATTAAGTAATGTTGTTTGTTCATATGGCAGTAAATTTGAATCACCTATAACATCACTTGTTAAAGAACCAATTTTTTTTATCCCAGTTTTCAATGTTTTAAATGTTTCATATTTTTTTGGTTTATTAATAATTTTATTTTTTTCATTTTTATCTTCTAAAATTATAGTAGATTCTATATTCATAATTGGTATCATAAATCTATAACTTTTTATTTTTGTTTTTGCTTCTTTTTTATTATTGACCATTTCACATAAATTTGCTGGAGCAGATTTTACTTTCCGCATAAACTATATATTTTTATACAATAATATAAAAATATATCTCCTCAGCCTGACTCGAACAGGCGACCTAAGGATCACAGCAGGAAAGGAAGGATAAGACACACTCCAATTACAGTCCTCCGCTCTACCGACTGAGCTATGAAGAGATTATAAATAATATATAACTAAAGAATTATTTTAGTTATAATAATATCTATAATAATTCTTTAAGTTTATACAATTATTTAATTATTTAATTATTTAATTATTTAATTATTTAATTATTTAGGTATTAATAACAATGTCTATTAATACTAAAACTATAAACACTAATTGCTAAACTTGAAACTAAACTATATTCTAATAATTTATACAATACTTTTTTTGTTAATATTTTATTCATTAATTCTTCTTTTAAAACATAGATATTTGATTTACTTTCTAAAATTTGACTTCTTCTTCTTCTTATTAGTTTCATTTTTATATTTTATAATTATATTTAAAATATAAAATTTTTAATTTATAATATTAATTTATCTTTTTCTTGATTTTTTTGCAGAACCTTTTTTAACATATCCAAATTTTCCTTTTTTGGTAAAATATCCTGCTTTAATTAAACGTTTTTCTTTTTTTGCTGTATTATGTTTTTTTTTCGAAACAAGACGCCCTCTTTTATTCATCATTAAATTATCTTTTTTTAATTGTCCTTTTGTTTTATAAGCAGTTCCGTGCCATACTTGAGCACGCGACCCAAATAACATTTCATATTTTTTGCCTTTTAAATGATACATTCCATCGGAACTTCTAGTTGGTTTATTCACCATTCTTTATAACTTAAGCAAAGAAAATAAATATTTAGCCTAAATATTTATTTGTTATAATTTATAATATTTTATATTTAAAATATTATATATTATAAATTATGGGAACTCCAATTGATACTTATAATAAAATAATAACAACAGTTAATTCTGTTACAAGTGATTATACTTTTGAGGTAGATCCTGAAAATTTAATTGTTATTGATACTTCCAATAATAGAATTGGTATTGATACTGTTAATCCTCAAAGATCAATACATATTAGTGGTGGACAATTAGATAATACTAAAGGTATTATTTCTCCATATATTCATTTGATAAGTGGTGAATTTTCAATTGAAAGAACTTATGGTGGAAACTTTAAAGGAAGTATTATTCCTGATATTTCATTTGAAAATATTGGTCCATCAAATGAAAAATTTTATCGAACTACCCAAAAAAATGTAACAACAGAGATTTCTGGATATACATTAGGTTCAGAAACACATAGATGGGCGGAAATATGGTGTGTAAGTGGTGATTTTAAACATGGGAATTTTGGACCAGACTCTATATATATGGAAGGAAAGAAAATTATTGGTAAAAATTTCTCAAATGGAAATATTGTTATTGGAAATAATACTCAACAAGTTGAATTAGAAACTACCTTTACTGATATTTCATTAACTGGTAGTGTAAATTTAATAACAAATACTGGAACAAGTTATATTAATTCAACCGGTAATATAGTTATTGATCCATCTGGAGTTGGAGATAAAACTGGAATTGTTACTATTAATGGGGATTTAGTTATATTAGGAGAACAAAATATTATTAATTCAAATATTGTAGAAATTAGTGATAATATTATTAAATTAAATAAAAATTATCAAAGTAATTTTCATTCTAATTTTGAATCTGGTATTATAATTGAAGATGGATCTTCTAATAATCCACAATTAGTATGGGTAAATCATGAAAATATATGGAAATTTATCAGAAATAATAGTAATCAATTACTTGATTTAAAATTAAGTAATTTAAATATTACTACTTTTATTAATTTTTTTAATAATAATCTTTTAACTGCTAAAATTAGTTCTCAAAAAAATAACTCAATTGATACCCTTATATTAGAAGCAACTAATGTTGAAATTAGCAATAATTCTGCATTAATTATTCCTGTTGGAACAACAGCACAACGAAATAATCCTGCAAGATTAGGTTCTATTAGATTTAATATTAATGATGTAGCTTTTGAAGGTTATGATGGTAATGCTTGGGGTACTTTAGGTGGTGTTAAAAATGTTGAAAAAACTACTTTTATTAGAGCAGAAACTTCTCCTAGTTCTGGAAATAATGAGTTAGATTTTTTTACAAATAATACACAACGTATGCAAATTGGTAATACTGGAATTTTTAAATTTGGTTCTAGTATGTCAGATACTACTCTAGAAATTAATAATACACAACTTACAAGTAAAAATATAATTCCTAAAATAAATCATACTTATAATATTGGTTCCACAAGTTTAAAATGGAATAATATATATGCTAGAAATTTAGAATCTACTACTGTTAATGCTACTACTAGTATTACAACTCCTACTGTTAGTTCTAGTAATATTAATACTACTAATATTAATGCTACTAATAGTATTAGTGCTAATAGTATTACAACTCCTACTGTTAATGCTACTTCTAGTATTACAACTCCTACTGTTAATGCTACTTCTAGTATTACAACTCCTACTGTTAGTGCTACTACTATCAATGCTAGTAATAGTATTACAACTAATACTTTTTATGGTTTTCTTAATGGTAAAGCCAATACTGCCGGAACCGCTGATACAACTAATGCACTACAAAGTAATAGAGATTATACATGTAATCAGTTGACAGCATCACTTAATGGTAAAGCTAATACTGCCGGAACCTCTGATTTAACTCTTGAACTAGATCCGAATAGAAATTATACATGTAATCAGTTGACAGCATCACTTAATGGTAATTTACATGGTAATGCTCTTACTTCTTCTAGTTGTACTGGTAATGCTTTTACTTCTTCTAGTTGTACTGGTCATGCTGATACTTGCAACTTAGCCAATGCTTCTAAATCAACGAACGCCTTACTTACGGGGACATACGGGAACTATGAATGTAATACTTTAACTGCAGTAGCCGTGTATGGAGGTACTTTATTTACTCAAACCCAATCCAGCCAAACATCTGGCAGTTATTATTCTGCTTATTTTACTGGTTCTCATGGAAATAATAATAATTTTAATTTTAATGTTATTATAGATTATAATGGGCTAATAGTAAGTTGTATTGATAAATATGTAAATATTAATCATAGCATTAGACCTACAATAAGTGAATCTTTACCTGTAACAAAATTAACAAATATAGAAAAAGATAAAGCTGTTTTTGGTGTAATAGCACATCAAGAATTTATGAAAGAAAGTATAAATAAATTTAAAGTTAATTCCTTAGGTGAAGGTGCTATGTGGATTACAAATAAAAATGGAAATTTAGAAATTGGTGATTATATAACTTCTTCAATAATTCCAGGATATGGACAAAAACAAAATGATGACTTATTGCATAACTATACTGTAGCAAAAATTACTTGTAATTGTGATTTTTCACTTGAAAAAAAAATTAAACAAAAAATAATAACAATTTCTAATGAAAATTATTCAGACAAAGAATATAAACAATTTAATGAAGCATATGAAACTCTTCATAAAGAATTTATAAGTTATGATGAAAACGGTGAAATACAATATGAAGATGAATTAGATTTATCTGGAAATCAAATTTATGAATACAAATTTGATACTAGATTCTTAGATGAATCGGGAAATATATTAAACAGTTTAGCTGATTATTTAATTAAATTAAATAATGGAGAAAATGTATATATTGCATGTTTTGTTGGTTGTACTTATCATTGTGCTTGAAATTTCCAAAGGTGTAAAATAATAATATTAAATATATATTTTTAAAAAAAAATATATATTCATAAAATAATAAAAAATAATGAATGATATTTTATTAAATTTAATGCCTGATGATTTATTAAATTTAATTTGGAAACATGTGAAGCCGTCTATAAAATATAGTATAAATAAGTATTATTTTAATAAATTTTATTGCGTTAGGTTTGCTTATATAAATAATAAGAATTTCATTTATAACTTGTATCTTTCAAACTATAATTTTTATATTGTTAAAAATTACTCGTATATCAAATATTTAATAAAATTTGATTGTTTAATATTTTTGAAAATTTTTTTAAATTATACATTAAATAATGATAAAAAGAGTTTTATAATAAATAATGTAATAATTTTTGAAAACAATAAATTCAAAAATTTTATAGAATTATGTCATTTTTATTGCAAAAAATTTAATTCTAATAAAATATTAAGTTTAATTGAAGATATTGCAAAAAAATATAATTTAACTTACTTACTTAAAAAAGAGCATAAAAATAATAAATCAAATAATTATAGAAATAATAAAAATAAAATATGGAAAATTTAGAATTAAATAATATAGATTTTAATAGTATTTTAGAAAGAAATCATATTGCTAAACAAATTGAAATTTTATTATATAAAATAACAAATGAAAAAGAAGATAATATTAAAAAAGGTATATATATTAGTGGTCCAATAGGAATAGGTAAAACTACATTTATAATTAATATTTTAAAAACCATGAATTATGAAATTATTTATTATGATAATACATTAAAAAATAAAAATTTTGTTGATTCATTATCAGTTAATAATTTATCAACTTCTAGTGTCTATAGTTTATTTTATGAAATACCAAAAAAAAAAGTAATTGTAGTCGATGATATCGATTCATTAAACGGCAGTGATAAAAATGTATTGAATTATTTAATTAAATTAATTAGACAAAAAAAAACAAAAAAACAGAAATTAGAAAGTTCTACAGATTGTCCAATAATATTTATTAATTCTGATTTAAATGATAAAAAAATTAATGAGCTTATGAATGTTACTAATAATTTTGTTTTAAAAAAACCAACAAATGAACAATTGAAAATAATTTTAAATAAGTTATTTTCAACTTTTTTTTGTAATAATATTAATAATAATATTAATAATAATAATAATGAAATTATTATAAATAATATGTTATATTTTTTAGATAATAAATTATATAATTTTAAAAAAATTTTATTTTATAATAAAAATAAAATATTATCTAAAATATTTTATAAAAAAAATCATAAATACAAAAATAATATTAATAATATTAAAAATATTACAAAAAAATTATTATATGAAAATAGTAATTTTAATACTATTAACAGTATATTAGAAAGTGATAGAACTAGTGTTGCATTATTATTTCATGAAAACATAATTAAACTTATTTCTAGTGATTTAAATGGTTTAAAAATTTACTTGAAAATATTAAATAATTTCTCTTTTTCTGATTATATTGATAGATATATTTTTAAAAAACAAATATGGCAATTAACAGAAGTAAATTATATAACTAAAATATTTTATAATAATTTTATATTAAATGAAAATAATTTATTTAAAAATATAAGTATCGATAATATTTTGTTTACAAAAATATTAACAAAATATAGCAGTGAATATAATAATTATATTTTTTTATATAATTTAATACAAAACTTTTTATTGGAAAAAAAAGATTTATTTTATTTATTTATAGAAAATTTTTATAAATATAATAATGATATTAATGAATTATATCTTAATTTTAATAACTATAATATCACTAAATTGGAATTACAAAGATTATTTAAATTTATAAATAATTTATTATATTATACCAATTCTAATTACATTATCGATGAAAATATAGAATATACTACCGAAGAATTTATTTAATAATAATTATATCTTTACTATTTTATTATTAATAAATTTACCAATTAAATCACCTGGTTCACCATCTTCTAAAACTTCATATAAATCATTATTTTCTTCGTTTACATAATAATTTTTATTTTTAATTTTAATTTCTACTAAGACTTCTTCATCTTCATCTTCATCTTCATCTTCATCTTCATCTTCATCTTCAGCTTCATCTTCATCTTTAGTTTCTTCTTCGCCTTCAGCTTCTTCAGCTTCTTCTTCGCCTTCAGCTTCTTCTTTAGTTTCTTCTTCAGCTTCTTCTTTAGATTCTTCTTTAGATTCTTCTTCATCTTCACCTTCTTCTTTAGCTTCTTCTTTAGATTCTTCTTCATCTTTAGTTTCTTCTTTAGCTTCTTCTTTATCTTCTTCTTCCTCTTCCTCTTCCTCTTCTTCCTCTTCTTCCTCTTCTTCCTCTTCTTCTTCTTCTTCCTCTTCCTCTTCCTCTTCCTCTTCTTCTTCCTCTTCTTCTTCTTCGTCTTCTTCGTCTTCTTCGTCATAATTTTTTAATCTAATTATTTTATTTGTAGTTATTAAATCAAAATCATTATTATTTAAAATATTATTATTTTTTTCTTCAATAGTTAAATTAATATTTTTTGTTTCTGCATTTTCTTTTGATTTAATCAAATTATATTTTTTTTCTATATCATCATAACATTTTTGTAAAAATCGATAATCTTCTTTTAAATTAATATGTTCTGGCATTAATAAAACCAATTCTTTTAATTTATTAACAACTTTATTATTTTCATTTAATACTTTTACATATTTTGTAAGGTTGGTTTTTAATGTCTTATTAAATTCATTAGTAATATTTGAAATTAACATATCAAATTGATCGGTGGATTCTTGCATAATTAACTTAATATATTATTGATTATTTATATGTTTTTAATTATAATTTTAAACAATTTTTTTAAAATTATAATTAATAATTAATAATTAATAATTATTTTTTTGATAAAATTTTACAATTAATTACAAAATCATCATTATCCTCAAAAATTTCTGGAAATGTTTTGCTTAATGGTTTATCAACAACTAATAATAATCTTTCATTTTCTAATAATTTTCTATATTCTTGAATATCCATATTACCATTAAACTTACTAAGTAAATAATGTGGATCTGGTGCTGGTTTTATATTTTTATTATAATTATAAATTTTTCCATAAATATTATTTAGTAAATAATATCTCTCGAATTGTGTAGAAGTATCTATTTTTTCTTTCATTAAATATGCGCATGCACATTCTGGGCTGCAAAAATTACCATAACAAGTATATGTTTTTTTTATTTCATATTTTGGTATAACAATTGGTTCGTTATCAAAACTATATGTACACCAATAACAATCGGATTTATTATTAATGTTATTATATTTTAAATTTATTGATAATTCTTTTAATTTTTTTGCTATATTTTTTTTATTGAATTCTTGTTCTAACTTAAAATTATTATTTTTGTTATTATTATTGTTATTATTATTGTTATTATTATTATTGTTATTATCATTATTTTTTATATCTATTAAAATTTTTTTTTTTATATTATCATCATTATTATCAATATTAGTTATATCAATTGGATTATTGATATTATTATTATTATCAAGATTTTCATTTATAAAATTATAATTATTATCATTATTATCATTATTGAATTCATTTACATTTTCAATAAATGGATTATAAATAATGTCATTATTATTAGTATTAATAATATCAGATAATTTACAATTAAGATGTAAAATTATATTTGGTGTTGGTATAAAAGAATTAATATTTTTTGTTTGTTCCACAATAACACCTCCTTTTGGTTTACGACCTCTTTTCTTATGTTCTTTCACTGGTTTATTTTCAATGTTATCTTTATTGATTAAATTCAAAGAATTATCTATATTATTCAAATTTTCATAATATGATTTTGGTTTTCTTCCCTTTTTTTTAATCATTTATAGTAAAATTAATATAAAATTTTAAGTAGTTTTATTATAATTATTTAAATTATTATAATAATAATAATAATAATAATAATAATAATAATAATAATAATAATAATAATAATTTATTAAAGGTAAATTTATATAATTAATATCAATAATATAATGAATATTCCATGGTGTGAAAAATATAGACCTAACTTGTTTGAAAATATTTTATTAGATGAATCAAACAAAATATTTTTAGACAAAATATTAGAAACTAATATTTTTCCAAATTTATTATTATACGGACCACCCGGTACAGGTAAAACAACTACTATTATTAATTTAATAAATAAATATCAATTAAATAATTATAATAAAATTTATAATTCATTAATTATTCATTTAAACGCATCTGATGATAGAGGTATTGAAATAATAAGAAATAATATATATAATTTTATAAATTCTAATAATTTATTCGATGAAGGTATAAAATTTATAATATTAGATGAAGTAGATTATATGACAAAATTAGCTCAACAAGCATTAAAAACTCTTATTCAAGAAACAAATAAAAATAATATAAAATTTTGCTTAATTTGTAATTATATAAGTAAAATTTATAATACTTTATCTGACGAATTTATTAAATTAAGATTTAATAGTATAGATTCTAAATATACAATTACTTTATTGAACAAAATTAATATTAAAGAAAACTTAAATATTAATAAAAAAAATCTAGAAATAATATGTAATTATTATGACAATGATATAAGAAGCATGATAAATTATTTACAATCAAAAATACATAAAAAACAAACAATTATTAATAATAAAATATTAGAAAAAATATTTGTTTTCAATATTAATGATGATAATAATATAAAAAACTTTATTACTTTATTAAATAAAACAGAAAAAGATTATAAAATATCTTTATTTTATTTAATTAAAAAATATATATATTTTATTATAGAAAATAATAAAATAGACATAAATATTATTTATGATTTAGAATTTATAATTCATAACTTTGAATTTATAGATAATATTAATTTTATAATAAATTATTTATACTTAATAATTAAAAATAATTATATATAAAATTATTTATATATTGTCTAAAAAGGTAAATGAATTTATTCTTTTGATTAAACGATATTGCCATTCATTTGGTGGTGAATTTTTTGTAGGATTAAATGTATTAATATTTATACTATATTCATTTTTATTTTTTTGTGAATTGAAATTTTTATTATTATTTTTATCCATATTATTATTAATATTACTATTATTACTATTATTATTATAATTATTATTAATATTATTATTAATATTATTATTATTATTATTATTAATATAATTATTATAATTATTTAATTCTTCTTTTAATAAGGAATACATTATATAGTATAAAAGAAAAAAATTTTTTAAATTAATAATTGATATAATTTAAACATTTATTTTTAAATATAAATAAAATTATGGAATTAGATAATGAATGGGAAGAATTTTTATTAAATGCAAATGATTATAAAAAAGATTCATTCGAATCAACTAATAATAAAAAAGATTCATTTGAATCAACTAATAATAATTTAAATGATATAAAAAAATCAGATAAAACACTAAATATTCCTAAAGCAACTGATTTATATATATCAACTAAAACTAAAATTATATATTTAAGTGAAGATATTGATATATACACTACATTTTGGAAAATTCCAATAATTGATTATAATAAACAAGATCAAGGTATAATTAAAAAACAAATTAAATTATCTTGTGATGATAAAGAAAAATTTCAAGAGTTAGAAAAAGTAATAGATAATGATAAGAATATAAAATGTAATATTATAAAACATATTGATAACCCTAGTGGTAGAATAATTTTTAAAGATATTAGAAAAATAACAATAGGATTATCAAAAAAAGATATTTTATATAATAAAATTAAAGATAAAAGTGCATTTTATAATTGTTTTGTTATAACTATACGAATAGATAAAATAACTAAATTTAAAGAATATCACGTTAAAATTTTTAATACAGGAAAATTAGAAATACCTGGTTTACAAAATGATAATGATTTAGATATTATTATTAGTAAAATTTTAATTTTATTAAACAATGTTAATAATAATAATATTAAATCTATAAACACTATTGAAAATGTTTTAATTAATTCTAATTTTAATTGTGGTTATTATATAAACAGAGAAAAATTATTTAACATATTAAGATATAAATATAATATTAATGCTAATTACGATCCATGTTCATATCCAGGAATACAATGTGTATATTATGAAAATGATACAAAAATTTCATATATGATATTTAGAACAGGTAGTATATTAATTGTTGGTAAATGTAGTGAAATAATTTTAAATGATGCATATAATTTTATTAAAAATATTTTAATAAATGAATATGTAAATATAAACGTAGAAAATACTAAAATTTTAAATGTAAGCGAAAAAAAAACCAAAGTTCATAAACCAAAAAAAAGATTTATTTATATTGAAAGTTAATTAATTAACAAGTAAATAATTTATCAATATTAACAATATTATTTTCTTTTATAAAATTATATAATAAATCTTTATCAAATGTTGGATTATTATATATTTCGTTATTTATATATTTATCAATTACTAAATTGATTAAATTAAAATTAATATCTTTACTATATTTTAATAAATCAAAAATATGATTTATAAACTTTAATAAATTATCTATTTTATCTTTATCATTATTAATTTCATCATTTGTTTTTTTTTCTAGTATATTGCATATTTTTTTAAAATGATTTGATATGTTTTTTGTTATATAAAATAATTTTTCATTTAATATAGAATTATATTCATCATTATTACTTTCATCATTTTTTTTTAAATCAAATTTGTCATGAATTTCGAGTAAATATATAAAATTTAATTTATTTAATATATTAATAACTTTTGTTATTATATTTAATATTTTAATGTTATGATTACCTTTATTAATTATTTCGTTCTCAAAATTTAATATTGTTTTTTTATAACAAAAAATAATCGCATCTTTTATGGTTAATTCAATATTATTTTCCATTATATTTGATATACTTATTTGGTTTATAAATTCTATAAAATAAATATAACTTTTCTCACATAGATTATAAATATCACCTAAATTATCTAAATAAAGATATGACATATTAAAAATATTTTCTATTAAATTTAATCCTTTTAAATATATAATTTTTGATAAATTATTATTTTTATAATTTATCACATTTAAAAAAAAAAACTTATTGTAATTTATCAATAAAATATTATATTTATTTAAAATATTATTTATATTATTAAGGCTCATAATATATTAATATTATAATATATTATCAGCATTAATATTTATTATTTATTATTTATTATTTATTATTTATTATTTATTATTTATTATTTATTATTTATTTATTATTTATTATTTTTCAATAAAACAATATAAAGTTTTAAAATAATTATCTATATAAAAAAACAATGAATGATCAACAAATTAAATTACCTCCAGCTTCAATATGGCAACAAGTATCAAAATTATCAATAACAGAAGATAAACCCATCATGTTAGATTATTGGGTTGATTCATTAGAGAAATCTGTATTAATTGGTATTAAAGATGATGATGAAAAATTATTAGTTAAAAATGCTGAAGAATATACAAGTCCCATTACTAAAATATATAAATTAGATGTTGTATATATTATTGTTACTGAAAATTCAATATATATTGTTTCAAATGATATACCTAATCGCAGAATAAGTCCTTAAAAAAATATAAATATTATTTTTTAAAAAATAATATTTATATTTTTTTAATATAGTATACAATCGAATATTTACTCTTATTATATATAATTCTATTAAAATAAATTATATTATTATTTTTACATACATGTCTTATGACCGTTAATAAATTATTATAACTTTTATTTCTTTCTACGTAATTTATATATTTATTATTATATAATAATTTCATTATATCATAAAAATCTTGTAATTTATTAAAATATTCATATTTTTTATATATTTCTTTATGAAGTATATAATAGTTATTTTCTAAAATACAATATTGATCCAAAAAATCATATAAAATATTATTTGAAAAATCTTTTGTAAATATATTTAATGGCATATTTAATTAATATTTATACCTTATAATAAAATTATATAATAATAATAACAATAATATTAACAATAATATTAACAATAATATTAACAATAATAACAATAATATTAACAATAATAATTACTATTACTGTAACTTTAATTTTTTATAAAAATATTTATCATATTATTTGTTAAAAATAATAATTCTATATTATCTTCATGTAAATTATTAAATATATGTATATAATTTGTTACTAAAAGAATTATTTCAAATTTAATTTTTTCATTTATTTTTTTATTAATATTTTTTATATAAAATATTATATTATCTAAAATATCGATTACACTTAATCCATTTTTATGCAAATTCAATATAAAGTTATTGGCTTTTTTTATATCTTTTATTTCGCATAAATTTAAATAATTTTCAATATTTATTAAAATATTATTATCTAAAAATTTATAATTTTTTTTTGATGTATTATTGATATCATTATAATACATTATATTTAATTCTAACAATTTATTAATAAAAAAAGGTATATTTTTATTAAATTTATCTAATAAATTATATTTTACATTATCGTCCAAAGATAAATTTGTTTTTTTTACAATTTTATTATATATTTTTTCTAAAAATTTATTATCCATATCTTCTATTTTAATTAATTCCAAGTGATATTGAGTAGATAATATTAATTTATTTAAATCACTACAACTTACTATAAAATTTATGTTATTGTATTTATTTACGTAATGTAATAATACTTTTTGATTTATTTCATTTAAAAAATCAAAATCATCTATTATTATAGATTTTTTTATTTTATTCATATGTGAATTATTTATTTGACAAAAATTTCTAATATCATTTCTAAAAAAATTTATACCTTGTTCTTTCAAAATATTTATATATATTATGTTTTCACTATAATCCAAACTATTATAATAGTTTTTTAATAATATTTTTATTAAACTTGTTTTTCCAGACAGATTTTGTCCATAAATTAAAAATAACATCTTATTATTTCTCAAATACATGTTTAAAATATCAGAAGTATCCTCATTGAGATTTATATCATCCAAATTGTTTGGGTAGAAATTATCAAAAAATGTTTTACTCATTAATTAATTAATTATTTATATAAATATTTAAATTTAAACTATTTATGTTATATAATTTAATTTAATAAATATATATATTTTATTATGGATGAATATTATAAAATATTAAATATTGATTCTAATTTTACAATTGAAAATGTTAAAAAATCTTATAGAAAATTGTCTATAAAATATCATCCAGATAAAAATAACGATAATAAAGAATATTTCAATAAAATAAATAATGCTTATAGTATAATTACTGATTATTTAGAAAATAACAATACCAATACTAATACCAATAATAATAACAATACCAATACTAATACCAATAATAATAACAATAACAATAACAATACCAATACCAATGATTTTATTAATAATAAGAATAATAATGATTTAATTTTACCAATTACAAATTATGAAAATAATTATTATAATGAAAAAAATAAATATAATGAAGATATAATAAAAGATCTTAATATTACATTTGAAGAATCTTATAATGGATCAATTAAACCAATAAATATAAATAGACAAATTTTTATAAATAACACTATTAAAAGAGAAAATGAAACAATTTATATAACAATACCAAAAGGTATTGATAATGAAGAATTAATAATTATACAAAATAAAGGAAATTATTGTAATGGAAATTATAGCAATTTAAAAATTATTATAATATTAATAAAACATAATGATTTTATTAGAAATGGATTAGATATATTTTATAATACTTCTATTAATTTTAAAGAATCATTAGTTGGTTTTGAATTTATTTTGAAGCATTTAAATAATAAAAATTATAAAATACAAAATAAAAAAAATACTATTATTCATAATAATACAAAAATCGTTTTAAATAATTTGGGGTTTATTAGAGATATTTTTGTAGGAAATTTATACATTACTTTTACTATAAATTATCCAAAATTTATAGATAATGAAACTATTGAAAAATTAAATGAAATATTATAATAATAATTACATAGAAATATTATTATTTTATGAAATATTATAATAATAATTACATAGAAATATTATTATTTTATAAAATATTAATTATTACTAACAAGTAAATACTTTCCAATATTTGTATTTGATTCTAAAACTTCTTGAGAATTTAAATAAACAAACCAATTATAAGCTTTTCTTTTCAATAAATCATCTCTCGGAATATATAAACCATAACTGTTTTTATTTAATTCTAAAAATGTTGAACCTAAAAGTCTTTCTAAATCTATTATTTTATTATTATTATCTTTAATTCCTAAATATTTACCATCTATTGTATCTATTTCTTTATTTTGTGATTTATTAAATAACCATTTATTAATTAAATCTTCAATATTTATTTCATTTGTATAATCTTTACTAAATAATATTTGTAGATGATTAATTAATTCATTCATATTTGGACAATTTTTTACACAACCAATAAAATTCATTGAAGGCATAGCATTTATTAGATGCGAATTAGAAGAATTATTTGAAAATTCACATACGCTAATTTTTTTAGTTTTTAAAATATTATTATATATATTTTCTAAACTTTTAAATATAATAAAACATGGTTCAATAGATATACCACCATATTTATATAAAACTTTTGCTAATGCTAATTTTCTAAAATATGTTTTTTGTGGATCACTTATTTTATTCAATTCTATAGACCAATCATCCAATAATTTTTTATAAGAATCATCATCTATTAAGATTATATGAAAATAATCACTATTTTTTGTTATTATAGAACGTATTGTTAAATATAAATAATCTTGATTTAATTCATAAGAATTACGACTTCCAAATGATTCCCATTTCCTACTATTTTTATGATAATCAATTGGAACCCATAAAATAGGCTTTTTAATTGAACTTAATTGTTCCAATGTAAAATCATCTCGTTCATTTAATAAATATTTTTTTATAATATTTAATTCATATATCTTATCACTTTTAGTTATATTTAAATTAAATTTATCATATATATAACCAACTGCAAATAATAATAATATACTTATTATTAAATTATTGTAATTTGTTTTACTAAAATCCATTATATATTAATAAATAATAATATATTTTTTAATATATCATGTTATTTATTTAATTTGTTGTAATGATGACCACCATTTTTTATTTGCTTTATTTATTTCTTCTTCTTGTTTCGCTAATTTATATGCTCTTTGCGAATCAATTATATTATTATTTTTCCTAAAAGATTCTAATGATTTTTTAGAATCATCTTCACTTAATGGTGTTAAAGATTGTTGACTTCTAGCTATTCTTGCTTCTTCTAAATTATTATATGAAGGTTTATAATCTTCTTCAGTTACAGGCACAACACTTTCTGTATGTGCTATTTTTAAATCTTCAAATGTTAATTTACTAAACATACCAGAAGCATAAGATTCGACGTTTGAATTTGTTAAATCACAATAATTTGAATTATTAAATTCATTAATAATATTATATTTGGAGAGAACACTGGTTTTCAATTGTTCTTTTTTAATATTAATGGCTTTATTCATGTCTTGAATATTTTTAACATTTGAATAATCTTCACTTGTTTCCGATTTTAACCAATTACCATAACCATTATTTTCATATTCATTTTCTAATTTTACTTTATTAAAAAGTTCATTAAACCATTTATTAAATTTTTTTGGTTGCATCAAATCTTGATTTTTGAGAGAATCAAGCAATTCTTTATTATAAATAGTATCTTCTTTTTCTAAATATTCTATATTTTCATAATTTAAATTATTATTTTCACTATTAATAGATTTTAATCTAAATTCATATACACTATATAATATTTTATATGCGGCTGAAAAAAAAAGAAAATACTCTTTTTTTAAACCACTTCTATCTGGATGCATCATTAATACTTTTTTTTTAGACTTCTTTAATTCATTCTCTCCAAAATCAAAACCAATTTCGAATAAATTTAAAATATCTTCGTAATTATAATTATCTATATTTAAATCTATTGTCTCCATTATATTAATAAAAAATAATAAGTATTTGTTTTTAATTAATTAATTTTATTTAACATATGTTTCTTTACATAATGATTTTATTACTTTTTCATCAATTGTTGTACTTGGTTTTCCTATTGTTGAAATCGTTTTTGTAAAATAATCTGTTTTATCTTCGTTATTCATATAATCAGGATTTAAATTTTTCCATTCCATTAATGCATTGTAGTTTTTTGAAGATGCTTTATTTATTACATTTTTTAATTTTTCTTTAGAATTTTCTTTTGACCAAGAATCGTCATCTTTAATATATAATATTTCACGTTTTGTATCTGTACAATGCATTGGTCTTTGATAAATACTCAATTTGCTCATATTATCTATTATTGATTTACTTAGTCCTTGTGCTAATCCATTTTGTTTTGTGAAATCCAATTGATCGATTGTAATATGTAATGATTTAATGAAATCACTCATATTTATTGCATCTTTGCATTGCTCATTTAAAAAAACCTGAATGTTAAATTTATTATTTTGTGTATTATTATTATTATTGCCTACTTTTGGTATAAGCTCACTTATTTGCTCTTGTTGTTTCACTATTATATTTCTCATTTCTTGATTATCATTTAGAATTTTCATAATTAAATCATTTGTTAATTCCAATTTATTATTACTTGAATCAAGTGTATTTTCATCATCAAAAGTGTTTTCTATTTCTATATTTTTTTTATTTGATATAAAATTACATTTATTTTTATGACGCAATAGACCAGATAAATAACAATATTCTTTGTTACAAGTCTCACAAATAAATGAATTATTATTCTTGGTAATTTTATTATCATTTATCCTATTTTTATGTTTTAGAGTTGATAAATGTTTATTAAAATCTTTTTTACTAATTGTATTATAGTTACATTTTTCACAGCAAAAAATAACGGGATTTTTTGGGATTTTTTTATTATCCATTTTTATATATTAAAGATAATAAAAAATCCTTAAATCATTTTTAAATGGGATTTTTTGGGATTTTTTATTATCTTTTTTTTTATCATAACAAATATTTTGTATTTTTTAAAATAGTTATATTCATAAAACATTTCATATTATGTTTTTATTGAAAAAAATGGGATTTTTTTTGGGATTTTTGTTATCATCTATTATCCTCTTTTAAAAATTCAAAAAACACAAAAAAATCGATGGTAAGGACTATTATAAGTATTTTTTTAATTTTTCAAACCTTTTACATAACAAAAATATAAAAAATAGTTTTTTGCTCATTTTTTATATAAAGGATAGCCCATATCAAAAATGGACATTTTTAAAAATGTCCAATTCCAAAAAAATTACCAAATAATTTTTTACCTTTTTTTACACATGTTTATATATATATAAATATTATAAGCATAATGGTAATAATATTTTTATAAGTGTATTTTTCACCTTTTTAGTTTTTTATATAGGTTTCTTTACATAGTGATTTTATTACTTTTTCATCAAAAGTTGTAGTTGGTTTACCTATTGTTGATATTGTTTTTGTAAAATAATCTGTTTTATATTCATCATTCATATAATTAGGATTTGCTAATTTCCATTCTATTAATGCATTATAATTTTTATTTGATGCATTTTTTATTGCGTTCTTAATTTTTTCTTTTGAATTATCTTTCCCCCAATTATCGTCTTCTTTTATATATAATGTTTCACGTTTAATATCTGTACAATGTAATGGTCTCTCATATATACTTAATTTATTCATATTTTCTATTATTGATTTACTTAAACCATCTGCCAAACCATTTTGTTTTGTAAAATCTAATTGATCCAAACTAATGCGTAATGTTTTAATGAAATCACTCATATTTATTGCATCTTTACATTGCTCATTTAAAAATACATTAATGTTGAATTTATTATTTTGTGTATTATTAATAGTATTATTACTATTATTAGTATTATTGATTAATGGTGCCATATCTTTTATTGTATTTGTTAATTCAGTTATTTGGTCTTGTTGTTTCTTAATTACATCCAATACAAATTCTTGTGATAAATTTTGTGTTATACTTTCTTTATCTTTAAACATACATTTACTTTGATGTGTATATAAACTTTGTCTATGTTTATAAGATTTTCCACATATACAATTGAAATTTGTTGCTACTTTTGCTACAATTTTGTCAGGATTTTGTAAGTATTTATGTTTTGCTGTCAATAAATGTTTATTATAATTTGATTTTTTGCTTGTAAAATAGTCACATTTTTCACATTTAAAATATTTTGCTACTTCTGCTACATTTTTGTAAGTCATTTGTCAGTATATTATACTTACATAAAAGTATGCCTAAATAGTTTTAAAAAATACTTTTTTTTTATGGTAACAACTATTTTTCTTTAAAACCAATATTTTATTATCTTAATGATAACAAAATTGATAAAAAAGGAAAATTCAGCCGATTTTATATAAAGGTCAGCCCATTTCAAAAATGGACATTTTATAAATGTCCAAATCCAAAAAATTTTAGAAATAATTATAAAAAAAAAAAATCATTAAAATTTACTTTTTTAATATTCAAACCTTTATGCTGTGAAAATGAAAAAACGCCTTTTTTTGCGAAAAAAAAATCTTCAAAAGTATGGAGAAATCAACCCATTCAAAAAAAATATATAAAAATAAGTTAAATATAATTTATTAATTTATTTATAATAAAATATATGACAGACAGTAGTTTAACAATAAATAAATTAATAGAAATGCAATCATTATTATCTATAAAACAAATGCTAATTATTAAATTCACTGCTTCATGGTGTGCTCCTTGTCAAGGAATTAAACCAATAGTAGATGAATATTTAGAAAAATTACCACAATCAATAAATTACATTGAAATTGACGTAGATGAATCTATTGAATTGTATAGTTTTTTGAAAACAAAAAAAATGTTAAATGGTATTCCTGCAATTTTATCCTTTTATCCTGGAACAAAAGATACTGCATATATTCCTGATGATAGTGTTTTAGGTGGAAATAAAAATGAAGTAGTAAAATTCTTTCAACGTTGTATTAATTATGTAAGTTAAAAAACTTAATTTAAAATATTTATTTATTAATATATATTTTAAATTAAGTTAAAAAACTTAATTTAAAATATTTATTTATTAATATATATTTTAAATGTCTCAAAATGAATTAATTACTGCTGTTAATATTTTATCAAATAATGTAACTTTGACCGAAAGCAATAACTCTATATGTATTGATACTCAAAAAAATAATTTAGGTATTTTAACAGATGAACCCAAATATCAGTTGGATATTTGTAGTATAGGTTTGGATACTAGTGTTGTATCGGCAGGAATTAATACACCACGAATTATTTTTAATTCTAAAAATAGGGGGGGAAATATCGCAACTTTATCTGGTCCTTTAACTATTTCTGCAGATACAATTATTGACGGAACATTAACTATTTCTGCAGATACAATTATTGACGGAACATTAAGATTAAATGAAAATTCAACATTTACATTTATAACATGTTTAAATGATTTATCTGTAAATGGAGAAATTTCTTGTAATTCTATGATTATTTCAAATGATTTATCTGTAAACGGAGATATATCTTGTAATAAATTATTTGTTAATCAAGAAATTTCTGGAGATATTAGTTTTAATGGAAATTCTACATTTAATGGAGATATAAGTTTTATTGGAAATTTTGATTTTAGTGGCGGGGATGTTACTTTTGATGCTTCATTGGTTGTTGGTAATCTTGATGCAGGTTCTTTTAATGGTAGTGTACTAAATATTAGATCAGATGATAGATTAAAACATAATGAAAAAAATATAACAAATGGACTTGAAATAATAAGACAATTAGAACCACAAATTTATCAAAAAACTAGAAATTTTAAAGTTTTAGATTTTAGTGGAACGGTAAATGAAGCATTTATCGTAGAAGCAGGTTTCATAGCCCAAGAAGTAGAGAAAATAAATGATTTAAGTTTTAGCGTAAATATTGGAAATGAAGTAAAACCATATAGTTTAAATTATAATAATATTTTTGTTTATGGTGTAGCTGCATTACAAGAATTAGATAAAAAGATTATTAATAAAGAAATAGATGATCAAGAAATATATAATAATTTATTGAATGCAAATAATATTAATAATATAAATAATATTAATGATTTAGTAAAAAATCAAAATTTAATAATTCAAACTTTAAATAATAAAATTAAAAATTTAGAAAATAGAATAATTAATTTAGAAAAATAAAAATTTAAATAATATTTGTTAATTTCTATTAAAATGGCGCAACCTTTTAAAGATAATATTGATAATAATAGTTCATTAAATTCATTATTAGGTTCATTTCTTACTCTTTCACCAAATGAAACTTTAAATGGTTTTAATCAGGATTTTACAGAAGCAATATGTATCGACTCTTCTACCAATAGAATTGGAATTAATACTTTAGATCCTAGTTATTCTATACATATACAAGATAGTAGCGATAGTTCTGGTAATTTATATGCAAGTGAAATTATAGGAATAAGTGGTTCTTTTGATAAATTATTTCTGCATAATATAAAAAAATCTATTGGTGATGCAGAGTTTGGAGAAATTTATGAGGATGGTTATGGTGGTAATTTAAAGATTAGACGCTAATAATAATTATTATTATTTTTATATAATTTGTATATTTAATATAAATTATATAATATTTATATTAAATATATTAAATTATTATAATGAGTACATATAATATTGATTTGTCATTTAATTTAACAATTACAGCTACTAATTTAGATACAGATAAAAAATTTATAATTTCAGGAAGGGATAGAAGCAATTATTCTTTATTGAATGATAATTCATTTAATGGTTATATAAGATATCTTCATTATTATGTGGGAGATAAAATTAATATTACATATAACCCAAATGGTATAACTGATACAAGTTTTATATTTTTTAATGAAAACGATTCAAACGAACCAAAATTTATTTTCAATGATAATAATTTAGTTCAAACAATAAGTTTTGAAAAATATGATCACTATACTTTTGGTGATAGTTCATTGAATAAATATGGTTTACTTAATAGTATAATATTTAATATTAATGAAAAAAGTGAATTATTAGAATTTATAAACTCTAAATATAAAGCAGCAGATATACGAAATAGAATACAACAATTTAATAGTAGCAGTAAAAGATTTGTAGGATTTTATGATCATATAAAAACACCAAATCTAATAACTGATACTTCAGGGGTTAGTAATGATTTAATATTAGAATCAACAGTTAGCAATATTCAAATAGTAACAAATGAAAAAAAACAAACGACAATATGGAGTAATTTAGTTGTTCATGGAAATGTACAAATAGTAAAAGGGTATTTATTTGAAAAAAATATTGACGGTATAAATTATGATTTAAGTGATTTATATGTAAATGAAACAAGAATAGATATATATATAAATGAAGAAGTTGCTAGATCAACCAATTTTATTATTTTAAAGTCCAGAGTAGATGTATTAGATATTTCGGTTAATATTTTACATAATAGAGCAAATATATTAGATATTTCAACAAATATTTTACATGATAGAACAAATTTATTAGACATTTCAACAAATATTTTACACGATAGAACAAATATATTAGACATTTCAACAAATATTTTACATGATAGAACAAATATATTAGACATTTCAACAAATATTTTACACGATAGAACAAATATATTAGACATTTCAACAAATATTTTACATGATAGAACAAATATATTAGACATTTCAACAAATATTTTACACGATATAACAAATATATTAGACATTTCAACAAATATTTTACATGATAGAACAAATATATTAGACATTTCAACAAATATTTTACATGATAGAACAAATATTTTACATAATAGAACAAATATATTAGATAATTCGGTTAATATTTTACATAATAGAACAAATATATTGGATAATTCAACAAATATTTTACATAATAGAGCAAATATATTAGATATTTCAACAAATATTTTACATAATAGAGCAAATATATTAGATATTTCAACAAATATTTTACATAATAGAGCAAATATATTAGATATTTCAACAAATATTTTAGATATTTCAACAAATATTTTACATAATAGTTTAAATTTTTTAATAGATAGAGTAAATGTTATAGATGCTTCTTACGTTACAAATTCATCATTTAATAATATAGAAATTAGTTTGAATAATATAATTCCAGATAAAACAAATAATTCTGGTAAATTTTTATATACAAATGGTATTGATTTATTATGGTATACTTTATTTAATAATGATGTATCATTTGCAAATGTAGATATAAGTGGTATATTGAAAATAAACAATAAAGAAGTAGCTTTATTACAAGATGTAAGTAATGCAATTAATAATTTAATAAATGGCGCCCCACAAGCATTAGATACATTAAAAGAATTAGCAGATGCATTGGATAATAGTAACAATTTTGCACAAGTAATTACAACAAAATTATCAACTATGGATAATTTGTTGAATTTATTAAATAATAAAACCGTAAATTTAACAGGTTATCGAGATGTTTCATTTAATAATGTAGATATAAGTGGAATATTAAAAATAAATAATTATAGTTTTCCAAATGATTCAAGTGGAAATAAAGGAAAAGTTTTAAAATTAGATGAATATGAAAAAGAATTATTATGGGTTCCTATTTTAGATGAGATACCGAGTATAAGTGGTTGTACTCTACAATTAGGGGGAAATTTAATATTTGATGATATAAAATTAAATAATGAATTTATAAAAATAGATTCTATTTATACATTAAATAATGGTCAAAATAATTTATCTGAATTATTAATTTTAACATTACAATCAAAATGGAATATATCTATTATTGACAATGGATGGCAATATAAAAGTGGAGCACAGTTGGGTAGACATTTAACAACAAATCCTTTTAATGTATCTGGAACAAATAATACAAGTATGGGGTTAGATAGTGAAAATCTTGTCAAATTTGATACAGCTGGTTATTATAGAATAAGTTATTTTGCAAATTATAATATGGCAGGTAATTTTTCATTTTTAAAATTTGAAATTTATATTGTTTCTGGTAATTATAATTTATCAAATTGGAATAGTAATACTCTACCGAATGAATTTACACATTTAATATCTTATAATAATAGTTGGAATAGTACAAATATGACATATATGAATGCTAATGTAGATACGGTATCTTATTTTAATGTAAATGATAGAATTTTATTAACACATAATAGATTACTTATCCCTACGTCATTAGCAGCAGGAGCGAATGGTTTAAGATTAGTGGTTCAAAAAATAAGTTAATATAAAATATAAAAAAATATATTATATTAAAAAATTATATTTTATATATTTTATTATATTAAAAAATTTAATTTATAATATAATATAAAATAATGAGTAATGTAAGTAGAATTTATGGAAGTTCAAGAAATTCGCAACCATATTTAATATTAAATTCAGTAGAAACTGAAGTTAGCGGTAATTTAAGTGTATTACAAAATTTAGATGTATGTGGAAGTATTATTTTAAATAATAGAGATTTATCATCTACATTAGATAGTTTAGTAGTTGATTTAACTCTTGGTCAAGATGTATCATTTACTAATGTAGATATTAGTGGATTTTTAAATTTAACAAACGAATTAAAAATAAATGGAGGATCGGGTGGGGCATATAAATTATTAATGTATAATGGTGCGAATGTAGCACCAAAATGGGAATATAGTTCATTGATTAATTTATCAGATACGACTATTAGTAATCCTGTAAATAATCATGCATTAGTTTATAATGGTAGTAAATGGACGAATCAATTATTAACAAATTCATTGACTAATTTGTCAGATACACAAATTGGAAGTCTTACAGATGGTGAGCAACTTACATGGGATAGTAATACGAATAAATGGATAAATAAAGCGGGAGGAGCACAGGGATTAAATATAACAGCAACTAGTGTTGCAATAGGTAGTTATGCAGGAACAAATGCTCAAAGTACGTATAGTGTTGCAATTGGACATTATGCTGGTTATGGTGCACAACAGCAGTACTCTGTATCTATAGGAACCGAAACAGGTTTTACAAATCAAGGTAGTGGATCTGTAGCTATAGGATATAACGCAGGAGCTAGTTATCAAGCAGCACATGCAGTAGCTATAGGAGATCATACAGGTAGAAATGATCAAGAAGAGTATGCAATAGCTATAGGATATAATGCAGGAAAGTTCAAACAAGGATTAAATTGTATAGCAATTGGAAACGATGCTGGTGCCGGAAGGTTACCTGACCCAGACTACCCTAATGATGTATATGAACAAGCTCAATATTCAATCGCAATAGGTGAACGAGCTGGTCACTATACTCAAGGAGAATATTCTATAGCTATAGGTAGTAAAGCTGGTCAATATGATCAACCACCACATTCAATATTAATAGGTAAGAACGCAGTGCACCCCAACGGCAACGGTTATTTTTTTGCGATTCCAAATGGTTATGGTTTTTATGCTGGTAATAGTAATATTACATCGGATGATAGATTAAAACACAATGAAAGTCCGATTCTAAATTCTATAAGTACTATTAAAAAAATAAATCCAGTTGTTTATAAAAAATGTAGAAAAATGTTTAATACGATAGATGATGATAATACACCAGAGAGAGATTCGAGTGGTAATATAATATATCTAACAGAGGATAAGATAGGATCCAAAGGAAAAGATTGGTATTATGAAGCAGGTTATATAGCACAAGATGTATATTCTATACATGAATTAAAAGAATATGTAAATGTAGGTGATGCAACGAACGCTTGGTTTATAAATTATGAATCTATAAATGCTTATCATTTAGCATCTACAAAAGAATTAATAACTAAAGTGGAAACTTTAGAAAGTGAAAATGCAATATTAAAAACAAAATTAAACGAAGTTTTAAAATCACTTGGTAAAGATGTAATTAAATAAAATTTTTAAACAATAATTTTGTTAATATTATCACTAAATTCTTTAAAATCTAATCTTGGAAATTTAACATGACCTTCATAAAAGTATTTGCAAAATGCATAAATAAATTCATAATCTTCTTTATAATGATTTTCATAATTTTTTAATAAATAATTATGAATATTGGGAGGTAATAAATTAAGACTATCACGTGGTAATACATAAGATAATAATAAGTGTGGATGAATAATATTTTTATCTTCTTTTAAAACTAATTCACTATCAAAATAAGGAACAGATTTATATAAATCACTGAGTAATGGTGGATAATGATAATTGTAGCTATGATTCCAATTTACACATTCTTTTGAATAATAATAATAAGTCCATTGTAATGTTTGCAAATAGTTACTGCATATATTTCCAATTGCTTTATTATCGTGATTGTCTTTGGTAATATCAATATCAAATAAACTATAATAATATCTATGTTGCCAACCTTCTTCAAGAGGATTAATAAAGATTTCAATATTTCTTTCCCACGAAGGCATAGCATTAAATTTAAATTCTTTTTCTTCATCACTATTTTCTCTATAATTTTTTTTGGATTGTTTTTCACGTAAATTATAAATTTCTTTTAAAAACATTTCTTCATTTTCAGCGATTTTTCCAATAAACAGTTTAAAATTAGCCCATACAATTTTACCATCTTTAATTAATTGTTTTTTATTATTAAATAATTTTTTATATAATTCAAGTAGCACAGTAAATCCATTACTCCTAATATTAATAGCAGGAAAATGAGGCATAAAATCATTTCCAAGTAGGAAACAGATGAAAATATAATCATCAATTTTACTATAAAATGTTTGACCATTAATTTGTAGATTATTTAAAGAACTATCTAAAACATCACTAGCTTCTTTTAACCAATCAGGAGTATCTTTTTGTACGCTAATATCATCTGTTAATTCTTTATAAATTTGGTTACCTAATTCTAAAATATTAATTAAATATGTTTGCTCGGGGTCTAGGGTATTATCAAGAGATTTAATAAAATGAGGAGTTTCTCTATATAAGTAAATTTGTTTACTATATTTTAGATGGTTAAGTGATAACATAATTAGGTCGGCATCCATCCCATAAACAATATTGTTGATATTGTTTGAATCATTTAAATCAAAGTTTTCTCTAATATATTCAAAAATTTTATGTTCTCCTTCTCCTGGAATGTCGGTTAAACTTAAAATTATATTTTCATTATTTATAAAATGTTTTTTAATAGCATTATTTAAATTATTCATAAAATTTGTTCCGGGAGTAATTGCACAAGTATCCCATAAAATTGTTTTAGCAAATAGTTTGGCTTGATAATGACTTTTATATCGGCGATTTTTTTGTTGAGTTAGTTTTGCAATAGGGGGGACACCGTCAAATGCGATAAATGTTTTATTTTTTGGATTAATATTTTTAATAATAATTTGTAATTTGTCAATAACATTTTCAATAATATAATTTTCAAATTGTGTTTTATTTTTAAAATTTTCAAATTTTAATGAATCGTAAATAATTGAATTAGAATCTAAGAATAAAGTATTAATATGATTAATATTTTCTATTTTTGTAATAATTTTTTTGTGATTTTTAATTAAATATGAAAAGTAATATGGAATTCCCATAATAAATAGTAATTAAGTTTAGTATTTATTATGTTTAAATAATAATTTTTCAATTTTATATTATATTTATATATTTATGTTTCGTTAATATATAAATATAATATAAAGGATAAATATTATGATCAATATTTATGAAGAAAAAATACTTTTTTATAGAAATATAATAGACAATATACAAATTGGAATTAATAAATTTAAATTAATGAATATATTAAGTACAAATGAATATAATAATTGTATAGAAAGTCTAGAAAAAATAATAAATTTAATAAATAGTATAAATAATGATAATATATTGAATGACCTACAATATATAAATAATAGTTTATCTTCAATAATAAAAAGTCATGGTATTTATAATTTTGATAATTTACTAAAAATATGTTTAAATAGTAATTTTATTGAAAATAATTTATCAAAGAATGATTTATGTTTAAAATATGATGTAATAAAAAAGTATGTTCATCCAATAAATTATAAAATAATAAATTGGAATAATAAAAATAATAAATCAATAAAAAGTAAGGAAGTTTCAAAAAATAAATTAATAGATGATAAAGTTTTAGTAGAAGAAGCAAATATGTTAGAATGTTTTGATTTAATGCGTACTTCAAATAATTTTAATTTACGTATAAATGGAATAAAGATAATAATACATGATTTTGAGAATAAAAGAACATTAAATATAAATGGAATAATAGATGATGTAATATTAAATAATATAAATTATAAATTTATAGAAAGTAAAAAAAAAAAGTTATTAGAATTTGTTAATAATAATGGTTTAAATAAAAATGAAATATTTTGTAAAGAAAGTTGGGATAATTATTATAATATAATATCGATAAAAGATTATTTAATATATAGTAATCAAGAATTGTTTAATAAATATGCGTTTATTATGACTCAAATAAATTCGTTGGGACAAAAAACCTTAAGTTTATTAGTACAAGAATTTATAAGTTCTGATTTATATAATCAAAGAAGTATGTTGATACAATTATTATTAAACAATAATAAACAAGAATTTCAATATATAAGTTATTTATTATATGATTTATTATCAAATGATAATCAAAATAATAGTGATTCGTTAGAACAAAAACAAATATATGATAGTTTGCCATGGAATTGTAAAAGATATTTTAAAAATGCTATGTATAAAACGATAGAATATACAACAAATTTATCAAATATAGATAATAATAAAATACCATTAGAACAACAAATATGTTTAATGAAAGTGAAAGATAGTGTAAAAGAAAAGGCTATGCAAAAATTAAAAGAAATAAAATCCAAATCAGAAGATTCAGGGTCAAAGGCTAGACAATATCTGGATGGTTTATTAAAAATTCCATTTAATATTTATAAAGAAGAGTATATTTTATTGAAAAAAAAAGAAATAAATGATATTTTTTATATATTAAAAGATGGTTTAAATAATATCGATTTTGAAAAAATAGATAATTCAAATATAAAAGAATTTTTAAGTTTATTTATAGAATTAACATTATCAAAAGAAATAAATTCAATGGAAATTATAAATATTATAAATATTTTAGAAAAAAATATTATAAATATTTATAATAACTTATTTAATAATATAATTGAAAATAGTAGTTCGAAAAAGAAGATTTTATTGCATATAACAAATTCAATAAATGAATTATGTAAAAAAAATGATATAAATAATATAAAAATAACACAAAAAAATAGTAGTTTGATAACTAATATAAATTTATTTATGAATAATAATAAAGATAACAAATTAATATTAAAGGATTTATTAATATTATTAGAATCAATAAATAGTAATAAATTATATGAATATTTAATAAATATTGAAAAAAGTATAATTAAGATAACTAAAAAAAATAATGAAGTAATAACTTATATAAATAATTTTAATACTATATTAGATAATGCGGTACATGGTCATAATAATGCAAAAAAACAAATTGAACGTATAATTGGACAATGGATAAATGGTGAAAAATCAGGATATTGTTTTGGTTTTGAAGGACCGCCTGGAGTTGGTAAGACAAGTTTAGCAAAAAAAGGATTAGCGAAATGTTTGTTGGATACGAATGGTGAATCTAGACCATTTTCATTTATAGCATTGGGTGGTTCATCAAATGGTAGCATATTAGATGGTCATAATTATACATATGTAGGTTCAACTTGGGGTAAAATAGTAGATGTATTAATTGAAAATAAGTGTATGAATCCAATAATTTTTATAGATGAATTAGATAAAGTAAGTAACACTGAACATGGTAAAGAGATAATTGGAATATTAACTCATTTAATAGATAGTACTCAAAATGATGGATTTCAGGATAAATATTTTAGTAATATTGATTTAGATTTATCAAAAGCTTTATTTATTTTTTCGTATAATGATGTTGAGTTAATAGATAGAATTTTATTGGATCGTATTCATAGAATAAAATTTTCAAATTTAAATTTAGATGATAAAATAATAATAACAAAAAATTATTTATTACCTGAATTATATAATAAATTTGGATTAAATAATATAATAAAAGTAGAAGATGAATTGATAAAATATATTATAGAAAGTTATACGAATGAACCGGGTGTTAGAAAATTAAAAGAAATATTGTTTGAAATAATATCAACAATAAATTTAGATTTGCTTAAAAATATAAATTCACATTCAATACCATTAGTAATTACATTGGAATTAATAAAATCTATATTAAAAGAAAAACATGAAATTAGAACAATAAAAATAAATAATATACCAAAGGTTGGTATAGTAAATGGTTTATGGGCAAATTCATATGGAATGAGTGGAATATTACATATAGAAAGTAAATTTTTTCATAGCACAACATTATTGGATTTAAAATTAACAGGAATGCAAGGAGATGTAATGAAAGAAAGTATGGCTGTATCAAAAACTTTAGCATTATCATTAATAGAAAAAAATGAATTAAAAAAAATATTAAAAAATTTTGAAGATACTAAAATACAAGGAATTCATATTCATGTTCCAGAAGGAGCGACACCAAAAGATGGTCCATCCGCAGGTGCAGCAATAACTTTAGTATTATATAGTTTACTTATTAATAAAAAAATAAAAAATAATTTTGCATTAACAGGTGAAATAAATTTACAAGGTAATGTAACAGCTATTGGTGGTTTAGATTTAAAGTTTTTAGGTGGAATTAAAGCAGGAGTAACTTCATTTTTGTATCCAAAGGATAATTCAAAAGATTATCAATTATTTTGTGAAAAATATAGTGATTTACATAAAAATTATAATTTTTATGAAGTAGAGAATATAAATGAAGTTTTAGATTATATGTTAATAAAATAGATTTTTAAAAGTTTTAAATTATATTATTATATTATAATATAATTTAAAATGCCAGATAATGGGGATACAACAGATTTCCCAAAAATTAATGTCACCTTTAGTCTAACAAATTTATTTAAATTTTTTTCATATATAACACCATTTTTACTTACATTTTTTATGATAATGTTTTCAATATTAACTGGTAAATTAGTAAATGGATTGTTATTTATTGCAGGATTAGTAATATTTACTTTTTTTATTTATTTATTAAAAAATTCTTTAAAATCTGAACAACACACTTTGGCTAGTCCTATGTGTAATTTGATGCCAACTCCATTTACATTAAAAAGAGAAGGTAAATATTATAATTCACCGGCTTTAAGTCCTGCTATAATTGCTTTTGTTATGGGTTATTTAATATATCCTATGATTTTAAATCCTGAAAATTTAAATCCAGGATTAATAGTATTATTGGTAGTTTTATTAGGTATTAACAGTGGTGTTGAAATACATGCAAAATGTATAGATATAAGTGGAATACTATTAGGAATATTTGTAGGATTGTTATTTTCTATAATATATGTTACATTATTTATGATATCAGGTAATAATAAATTATTATTTTTTACAGAAACATCTAATAATGGTGTTCAATGTAGTAAACCAGGTAGAACACAATTTAGATGTGTTAAGAAACATGGTTCATCTTTACGTGATATTTCAGAAGAAACGATTGATTATGGTTCCAGTAGTGCTAGTGGTATCCTTACTCCATTTCAACAAAAAGCAAAAGACAATTTTATGTATATAAGTTCCGATACATATACACAAGGAACTTCTTTGGCAGAAGAAAGTAAAATACCGATTGGTTTAAAATGTCCATCAAGTAAAGATGATATGAAAGGTGGAACAATATGTGATTTAGGTGGTTATTGTAGTAATAATAAGTGTGTAGCTTGTAGAACTGTAAAAGATTGTTATAAAAGAGGTTATGGTTCATTTGGTCACGGAGGTGGTCCAGTTTTTAATAGTTGGAATAAAAATGCTTTAAAATGTGGAGTATTTAATAATTCTCGCATGGGCAAAGTAAAAATATATAAATGCATAATGAGTAAGGATACTACATTAATAGATACAAAAAAAGATTGGTATAGACAACCAGGTCAAGGTGCTGAACCCTATAAATATCCAGCAAATTATCAAGTAAAACAATGTGTTCCAAATACAATAGCAATAAGTGAATATGGGAGAAATCGTGGTTCAGATAGTGAAGAAGAACTAAGTGTAGATGGTATATTGTATATACAAAAAAAAAATATTGCTAATGAAGAAAATGGATTAAGATTAACAAATAATGAATTAGATGAAATATTGGTTTTTATTATTTTAGCAAATAAAAAAACAACTAGGGCTGCATGGAAAGGAGAAGCTATAAGAGATGTTAAAAAATTATTAAAAGGTTTAAAAAATATACCTTTTTATAGTAATAAATTAATCACACATTATAATATAATTGATATGGGTGATGAAGAAATATCAACAATAATAGATTCGATTGGGCAAGCAGATGCACAAATGCTTATAAATAATTTTAAAGATAACTCATACTTTGTAAATGATGATATTTATGTTATTCCATGGGATATTCCCAATTTGGGTGTAGTCATAGAATAGGTATTTAGTTTAATTATTTTTTATTCCATTTTATCTAATAAACTATTTAAAACAAAGTTAATTTTTGGCATATTTTGTTGTCTATGAAAACTTGCGCTCATTAATTGTGGTATATTTGAATTTGAAGTAAAAATAATATTAAAATTGTGATATAATGCTTTAATATTTGCATTTTTATATTTTTCATCTAAATTTTCATATTCAAATTGTGGTTTATTTAATTTTTTATTAACATGATTATGAAAATTAAATACAAATTTTTTAAATTCTTCTTTAGAATTAATGTTATTAAAATTAACTTTGTTTAAAACAGAAATGGCATCAGCAGAACATTCTGGACATGGTAAATTGGATGAAATAGTAGTAAATAAATATGATAGGTGATTTTTGATATTACTAAATTCGGATTCTTTAATTTTATGTGCAATACTATGAAACAAGTACCATATATTATTTCCCCATACTTCTTTTGAGTATGCCATTATTAATAATATATAGTTTATATTATTTATTATAATAATTTAAGTATTATAATAAATAATAATTAATAAAATAAAAATTAAGTAATAAATAATGAATACAAATTTATTATTATTTAATGAACTTTTACAAGATGAAAGCATGGATGTAAGTAGTAATGAAAAATGTTTAATAAGTAATGAAGATTTAGAATCTAATTATATAAAATTGGATTGTGGACATAAATATAATTATTTAGATTTATATAATGAAATTGTATATCAGAAAACTAAAAAAATATTGGATAATAATCGTTTAAAAATAAATGAAATGAAATGTCCATATTGTAGAAATATAACTAACAAGTTATTACCATTTTATAAGTATTATGGTGTTAATTATATTCGTGGAGTAAATGGTCCGTCAAATTTTACAATGCATTTAAATAAATGTGAATATATTATAAAAAATAAACAAACAAAAATGAAAGATTCTTGTAATGCTAGTGCTTGTAATACAAAATATGGTATGTTTTGCAATAAGCATTTTAAATATACACAAGAGGAGGAAGACTTATTGAATGGTTATAATGTAGAAAAATATAAATATTTGAATAAAATGAATGTTACACAACTAAAAGAAGAATTAAAAAAACATAAACTTAAAGTTGGTGGAGTTAAAAAGGATTTAGTTGAAAGATTAATTATAAAAAATAGTCAATTAGACGAAGCAAGTGATGAAATAAAATATGCAGCTGAATTATTTTTAAAAAATAATAAATAAAAATGATGTAAATAATAATTAATATATTAAATTAAATTATATTAATTATTATAATGACAGAATCAAAACAAATTTTAATAGCTACTATAAAGGAATGGGTAACAATTAATTCAAAAATAAATGAAATACAAAAACAATTAAAAGAATTTAGAAATCAAAAAAAGCAATTAAGTAATAGTTTAATTAGTGTTATGGAAAATAATGAAATAGATAGATTTGATATAAATAATGGTAAATTGGTATATAGAAAAAATAAAGTAAAATCTGCAATAAATAAAGAATATTTGATGAAAATGTTAGATGATTATTTTAAAAAATATCCAGAAGTAGATACAAATGATGTTGGAAATTATATTTTAGAGAATAGACCAATAAAAGAAAATGCAACATTAGTAATTAAAGAAAATAAATAATATTTTTATTAATTAAATATGAATCATATCTTAATATCTTTGGTATTTATAGTTATATTAATAACAACAGCGAGTTTATTAGGTAAATTTTTTGGTTTGGAAATGTATATATATATGCCTTATATAATATGGTTAATAGCATTGTGTATATTTGGAATAATATTAGAACCATATCATGAAAATATTTTTATGAAAAAATCAGACATTTGAATCATTTCCTTCTTCTATAATTGTTTTAATCATATCATTTGAAACATTATTTTTAAGATTATCATATATTTCGTCTGTTGTTGGTTCTCTTTTATATTCATTATTGAATTTGTTTATAAAATTATTTACAACTAATGATTTTCTTTTAAATTCACTATTTTGTTTTACATAATCAACCAATTTAACAGTTTTTTTCTTTGCAATATCTTCTTCTGTTTCTTTATATACATAATTTTGTGTGCTTTCTAAAACATCACAAATTTCTGGTTTTATTAAAGTATTAAATGTTATTTGTTTAGTATTTAATGGTTTTCCTTTTTTAATTGGTCCACCTGAAAATGTGTTATTGAATTTTATAATAATTTTTTTATCAATAGACGGACTAGTTTCCATTAATCTATCAAATTCTTCTTTGGAAATTTTAAGCATTTGAAATGCGGGCATTCTTTCATTTCTTGCTTTACCAATTTCTAATTTAATATTTCTATAAAATTTATCCCAGCTAATAGATGAAACTCTATGTGCTTCATTTAATTCTGTTATTTTTAAGAATTGTTGTATTGTAGTAATAATTCCTGCTAAAATATTGATTGATCCTACTCCAATTGAAAAATATGATTGGTATTGTTTTGGGACTCTTTCTTGTGCAAAATTAGCTGTTCCTGTTAATGTACTCATAATAATGACAGGGATAGTGAACCATCTATTTTTGAATGAATAATTGATATGTGAAGCAGAATGAAGCCATCTATAACATATTGCTTTATCTGCCCATTCAACTAAAATTTGTTCAAGTTGTGAAGACCATTCAATTTGATAATTTATTTCATTAATATCATCACTGGTTGTATTAATTATATTATTATTGTTATTATTTTCATTATTATTTTTTTCGTTTTTTTCACTAGTCATTATAATATAAATTAATATTTAAAAATTTTAATTTATATTATATTATATGATTGTTTTTTATAGAATAAGTGATGGTGGATATAATAAAAAAAAACCGTATTATGTATGTAATAAATTAGAAGTATTTAAAAGATTTTATAATATATTTAATAAATATACTATTTATGTTGTTGCGGATAATGTATGTGATGAAACATATGATTTTTTATTAAAATATATAAATAAAGATAAAATATTTAGAACACAATTATCTAATGCTGAAGCTTTTATGTATGCTGTAAACTATTCTTTAAATAAATTTGATATAAATGAAATAGTATATTTTGCCGAAGATGATTATTTATATACTGAAAATGCAGACAAAATAATATTAGAGGGTTTACAAATAGGAGATTATTCATCAGGTTATGATCATTTAGATAAATATAAAAATCATAGCGATGGGGGTCCAAATCCATATATAAAAGGTGGTGGCGAAATTACAAGAGTAATGTTAACAGAAAATAGACATTGGAAAATAACAAATAGTTGTTGTATGACATTTGCTGTTAAATTAAAGATATTAAAAGAAGATTTATCAATAATAAATAAATATTGTGGGGGCAAACATCCATATGATTTTGAAATGTTTCTAGAACTTAATAAAAAACATAAACGAACAGTAGTTTCTTGTATTCCTGCTGTTTCTACACATGGCGAAACTGATTGGTTATCACCATTAATAGATTGGGAAAAAGAATTTAATAATTATAATTAAATAATTATAATTAAATAATATATTATTTATATTTAAAATAATAAATAATATATTATTAAATGAAAAAAGTAGCAATTGTTTTAACAGGACAGGTTAGATCATGGACAGCGTGTAAATATTTTATTTATAAAATAAAAAAAAAATATGATGTGGATATATTTTTATCAATTGACAAAAATAATTCAATACAAAATGAATATGAAAATAGTAAATTAGAAACACAAGATAATGAAATAAAAGAAATTTTAGATTATTATAACCCAAAAATGTATTATATTAATGATACATATAATTTTGATGAAATTGGTAAATTAAAAGTATATAAAAATATTTATAAACAAATAAATGATTCTAATGAAAATATAAAAAATAGCATTTATAGTATGCATGATAATAAAATCATTATAAAATCATTATATTATAATAGTGATTGTTATAAATATTTAAAAAATGAAAGTTTATATCATTATAAAAAAATTTTTGAGCAATATTTTTATGTATATAAAGGATATGAATTATTAGAAAATTATATAAATGATAATAAAGTGGATTATGATATGATATTAAGATTACGTTTTGATCAATTTATTTGGAATAATAATGATATTGAAAAATATAATTTAGATAAAATGAATAATGATAAAAATAAAATTTTATATAATATTACAAATATTAATAAAATAAAAAATTCAGATATTGAAATAGAATTAGATGAATGTGAATCAAATATAATATATGTTTTTGGTGGTGGTTGTTATAAAAATTATGCATATTTAAACGATCAATTTTGGTGTCATAATCAAGAATTAATTTTAAAATTAAAGGAATTTTATTTAAAATTACCTTATATTATAAATAATTGTAAAGATACATTTTATCCAGATTTTGGTTGTTGGATAGAACATTTTTTTTGTAAATATATAGTGGAAAATAATATAGATATAAAAAAAAGTTGTTTGGATGGTGTTTTTATTAGAAAAAATTTTAATTAATAATATTATTTAAATATAATATTATAAATAATATTATTAATTAATATGAAAATTGGAGTATGTATTCGTTGTAAAGATGAAGAAAAAGTAATTTGTGATTGGGTAAAATATTATATTAAATTAGGATTTGATAAAATAATTATTTATGATAATTTATCAAATCCTAGTATTGAACAAATTTTAAAAAATAAAAATTTATTAATAGAAAATAAAGTATTTATACATATTGATAATTTTATAGGAAATGGTCAACATATTATTTATCAAAATTGTATTGATGAAAATAAAGATCTAGATTGGTTATTATTATGTGATCCGGATGAATTTATATATTGTAAGGATAATAATATAAAAAATTTTTTAAATAATTTTTCTGAGGATACAGTAACAATAGTTATAAATTGGTTGGTATTTGGTTCTGGTGGAAATAGACGTTTTGATTATACAAAATCGGTATTTGAACAATTTACAAAGAGAGAAGACTATACTCATTTTTGGAATCATTTTGTTAAATCATTTATAAGACCAAAATTAATAGAAAATTTTGGAAATGTACATACAACTTGTAATTTAAAATATAAAACAAAAAATGTTTATAATGAAGAAGTTAAATTTAATTATCCAAGAGATAATGAAATTATAGATAGAAAATTATCAAGTAATACGCCGGTTGTAATAGTTCATTATATGACATTAGATATAGAATCTATGCAACAAAAAAGACAAAGGAATATGCCTTATGGAATTGGAGTTGATATAAATAATCCAAAATATACATTAAATTGGTACTATAATAATTCATTACAAGGATTTAAAGATAATAATGAAGATCTGCGAATGTTAAAATATATATAAAATTTAAATTTAAAATAATATTTAATATTATTTATAATGAATATAGCTTTTTGGGATAATGCATTAAGTGAAAGAGGAACATCTGTTGCTACATTTGACTATGCATATTATAATCAAGAAATTTTAAAAAATAAATCCTTTATTTTTTATGATAAGAATTATGTAAATTTAAATAATAAAGATGTTATAGAAAAATTTAAAAAACATTTTATTGTAACACCAACTGACAATTTTAAAGAAGTAGATGATTACTTAATAAAATATAAAATAACACATATTTTTATAATTAAAGGCGGGGAGAGAACTCATCATATAAGTAAAGTTGCAAAAAATTGTATTCATTGTGTTTTTAATTGTTATCAACCACATGGTGAAGTTTATTGCTCTATATCAAATTGGGTTAAAGGAAATAATCAAAAATATCCGGTTATTCCACATATTATTAATTTACCAAAACATGATAGAAATATTAGAGAAAAATTAAATATACCAGAAAATGCAATTATATTTGGTGGATATGGTGGAAAAACAAGCTTTAGTATTCCATATGTTCATCGTGTAGTTTATAATATTGCAAAAAATAATCCTAACATATATTTTTTATTTGCAAATTTTAATAAGTTTTGCCCTGATTTATCCAATATAATACATTTACCAACTATTATTCATCTAGAAGAAAAAGTGGAATTTATTAATACATGTGATGCAATGTTATGGGCAAGAATTGATGGTGAAACATTTGGATTAGCAATTGGAGAATTTTCAACATGTAATAAACCGGTTATAGCAACAAATATTGGTGATAATGCACATGTTCATTTTTTAGGTAATAAAGGAATTTGGTATAATAATGAAAAAGATTTAACAAATATAATATTAAATTTTAATAAAAATAATATAAAAGATAAAGATTGGAATGCATATAGAGATTATGAACCAGAAAAAGTAATGAAAATATTTAAAGAAGTTTTTCTTGATTAGAAATTAAATTATCAAATATGCGTTAAAAAATATAATAAAAATAAATTTATATACATATATGCAGAATACTATAATATGTATGGTTGATAATAGAAAAATATATGATTTAAATACTGATCTTCAGTTATTTAAGATATTTAATATTAATTATAATTATGCATTAAAAAATAACTATAAATTTATGTTTTTTGAAATAGGTAAATGTTTATCTAAAGATAATAAAGAAAGACACCCAGCATGGGGTAAAGTAGCAGTATTACATTATATAAGTAAAGAACATCCAAATACAAAGATTCTTTACATAGATTCTGATGCTATTTTTGCATCATTTCAGGAAAATGTAGACAGCATTTTTTTAAATGATAATAATATATTTACTTTTTGGGAAGATGCACAGAGAAAAAATCATCCAATGATTCCTATTTCCGGGGTAATTGGTATAAATAATAATGATTTAAATTTAAAATATATTGATAATATTTTGTCTGAATGGTATGATTTGAAAGAAACTAGACTTTGGGAGCAGGGTGTATTACAAGATATTCTTTTTCCAAAGTATAAAAATTATATTTATATTATACCTTCTTTGGGGTTTGATTTTCATAAAGAATCAAAATGTGAAAATGGCAAAAAGAATGAAAATTCAATATGGAAACATTGTAGATTTAAACCAACCGATGAAGGCATTTCATATTATCATCACAATATTAAAGATAAACATTTTATTTATCATTTTTTTGGTGGTTTAAAGAAAGAAAATTCAATGGATTTAATTTTAACAGATATATATAAAGAGTATAATATATCAAATACCAATATAATCCCAAAATCGTCAGAAGTAATATCTATTTTAAATGATAAAGTATCTGGAATTCTATATACTTATTTGTAATGTGAAAATATTTAATAATATTTTTTAATATTAACTATTTAATATATGACTGATTATGAAAATTTAAATATATGTAAATATGATATAAATTATATAGAAAAAATAAATAATTCAATAAAATATAGAATAGATGATAAAATTTTCAATGAAAAATAAATAATTAAAATATATATATTTAAATAAATAATTAAATATATATATATATTATGTTAAATAGTAATATAGAAAATTTTAAAAAAAAATATTATGATAATTGTGAAAAAATTGTTTTACAATATAAAGAATTTATAAATAATAAAGATATATTAGATATTGGTAGTAATATTGGATTATTTTCAAAAGCAATTACTAAAAATTTAAATTATAAATCTATACATATGTTTGAGCCATCATATGAATATAGTAATTATAGTAAAGAATATTTACATGATAATAAAAATATTTTTATAAATAATTATGGTTTGGGTTCTGAAAATAATGAACTATATTTGTACAAAAGTAAAAATGAAAATATAGGATGGAATACTTTTTTAATAGATGATCCAAATCAAAAAGAAGGATTTATAGATAATATGGAAAAAGAATTTTGTATAGTTAAGAAATTAGATGATTATAATATTGATAATATAGATTTTATAAAAATTGATGTGGAAGGTTTTGAAGACCAAGTTATTTTAGGTGGATTAAATTCTATAAAAAAATATAAACCATATATTTTGGTTGAAGTTGGTTGGGGAACAAACCATCCCCATTGGGAAGTAGTAGAAAAAACATATAAAAAATTATTTGATATTGGTTATAAAAAAATAGAATTTAAAAATTTTACACAAGATATTTTATTTGAGCCTTTTTCGATTTAAATATAATCTTTATGTGTAAATAACCCATAACCTCCTGCTATTTTTGTATATTTTAATAAATTTTCATCATTATTATTTATAATAGTACTTTCCAATGATAAATATGGATTTTTTTCTGTATTATCATTTTTTATTAATGGTAAAATTATTTTTTTTAAATAGCTTGTTTTTGCCATAAAAACATTATTAGACCATTTTTGATTATTTAAATCTGTTGCGTACCATTTATAATTATAAGTATATTCATGTAATTTATTATTATAAATATTATTTGGATTTTCAAGCCAATGTAAGCTTTCTAATTTATAAGGAAAATTTTCACAATCATTATTATTCCAAATATTTTTACAGTGTAGTGGATTTCCTGGAAATTTACGATGTCTTAATTTTATAATATCAATATTATTTGATTTTATAAGATCAATACAATCTGAAAGTAATTTTTCTACAATATCTTTATTTTCTATTAAAAACCAATCGTTTTCACAAAATATAAAATATTCTGTTTTACATTTTTCTATTAATTGAATAAATGCACTTAATATTCCAATATTTGTATTGGATCCTATAAAATTACAATAATATTTTTTAGCTATTTTTATATCAATATCAGAAATTTCTTGGAAAAATATTATTCTGTTTTCAGGATGTATGAGATCAAATAAACCATTATTTTTATGACTATTTAATGTTTGTTCAAATATATTATATCTTTTCCAACTTAAATATCCAATAGTAATTTCTTCCATTATATATTATTTTAGAATAATTTTAATATATTATATTATATATTTTATTCTAAAATAATATTAATATCTTTACTTAAATTTACTAAGCCAGTTCCAGACCAATGTCCATATTTTGTAATATTATATTTTTCATCTTTAATTTCATTCCATAATTTTTGCATAGCTTCAAATTCTCTTGGCGAAGGATGTATAATATCATCTAATAATATTAATCCATCATAATTTAATTCTTTTAATTTATCTATTATTTCTTTTTCTATTGTATAAAAATGATCAATATCAATTAATATTATTTTAACATTTTTTAAAAATTCTTTATTTATATAATCTAATACATTTTCAATTCTAAATTCTATATTTGATTTAGTATATATATTATGATTATTATTGTTTATACAATCATTTATATCATATGATATAACTTTATTTTTTTCATTATGTGAAAATGATACTGCGCTTCTTCCAGTATATGTCCCAATATCTAAAATTGTAATATTCTCAAATAAAGTTGATAAATAAGAATATAATCGATATTCTTGTTTTCCTGATTCTAAATCATAATAATCTTTATCTACCAAATATTCGTGATTTATTAATTTAAAATTATCTAATAATTCATTGTTTAATCTAATATCCATAAATAATAAATAATTAATATAATTAGTTTTTATATATTAATTGTTTATATTAATATAATATTTATGAACTAATAAATTTATATAACTCTCTATTGAAATAATCATAAGAAAATTTAGTTTTATCAAGATTTAATAAATACTTATTTCCTTCTTTTAATTTTAAAATTAAAAGTTCTTCGTTATTAATAATATTTTCAATTTCAGTATTATTATTAAAAAATAATGGATAATCTTTACCAAGATATTCTTCTGTTGCAGGTAATCTTGATACAAATGCTGGAATATTCATTTCTATAATTTCTAATATAGAATTATTTGCGGATGCACCGAATAATGGTATAATAACAATATTATTTTGTAATATATTATCAAAATCATTATGATTTTCTAATCTTGTAATTTTAACACTATTAAAATCTATAATTATATTTAAATTTACGCATTCATTTTTTAAATATTGTGGAGCTGCATTTTCTCTTCCAGGTAACCATATTTTATTATATTTAGTATTTAATTTATAAATAGTGCTGCATATTCTGTCTTGTAAACCAAGTTGAACAATATTCCAATTATTTTTATTATTTAAAAAATTATTAAAATCAAATTTTTTCTCAATATTTTCAATAGGATGTATTAAATTTGTTATTTTTATATTTTTATAATTAGGGTTTTTAATTAAGTGATTATAGCTATTTTGAGATAAAACTATTATACCTTTACAGCTATGTAAATTATTTAATACATTTTGGTTATTTGATATATAATCTAAATCATCTTTTATAAAATTAGGTAAATTTGGACTATAATGAAAAAAACCTATCCAATATTCATTTATTGGGATTTTTGCATTTGATGCCCAATTAGAAAAACGACTTTCTATACAATCTATACATTTTATAGATTGTATATTTTTTTTATCGAAAACAATTTTGTTAGTTATTAAATTTTGTATAACATGTTTCCAACCACCTCTATGTTTAACTATTTGAAAATAATTATTATCTAAAATTAAATTTGTCACAAATGTTTTACCGTTATTAGCTAACCAATAATTATGTCCGCCTATTACACTTTCACAATTTTGTGTTTCTTGACTAAATTTGTTAGCAATATTTCTTTTTGCTACATTTCCAATATTAAAATCTATCATTGATTTTGAAAAAAAAACATCTTCTGGTATATGAGAATTATTTGAATTTTTCATAAAATTTATAGTTGATTTGCCTAAAATAATATCTTTATTTGGATTAATTTTTTTAATACATTCAATCATTTTATCTTTATCTCTTAACGAAAATCCACCATTACCTACACCATATGAATTATCATCTTGATTGATAGGCCAACTTGCTCCAACATAGTCGTATTCTAAAAAGTTATTAATATTACCATTGAATAAATATGTATCTTCTTGATATAATAATAATTTTTTACCTGTAAAGTTATTCCAAAAATTATCAGTCATTAATAATTTGCTATATTCACTTGTTGTTAAGTTATCAATATCTAATTTTATAATATTTATATTTAAACCATCAAATATTTTTTTTACAAAGTCATAATTTTTATTTCCACAAACTATTGAATGTTTCCAGTCAGGTAGTTTAATAATTGTATTTTTAACTAAAAACTCAATATGTGGTAGTTCTCTAAACTCTATTAAAAAGGTTTCATAGTTATTATTAAAATTATTATTTTCAAGTTTAATATTTCTAATTGTTGGAATTCCATATATACTTTTTAATCGATGAATTTCTTTATTGTTCATTAATATAAATTACTAATTAATATAGTTTTTAATATTAATTTTATCTAAATATATTTGAATTTTCATTTATTGAATACATTAATCAATTCTTCTTTTATTAGTGAGTGTAAATCATTTTTATCAAAATAATTTTTTTTTGAAGAATCATATATAGATAAAATGGTTTTTATCATTTTAATAAGTTGACTAGAGTTATCTTTTATTTCATCGATAAAATATATTCTTTTTTTATATTTTTTAGTAAATTCTTTTTCAACTGAATTTCCTGGGTATTCGCTTATGATATATGTATTATAACATAGTAACGCTTCATGTAGTCTACAAGTTTCTAAAATTGTACTATTACTGTATCTTATATTTAAAAAAATTTTTGATCTAGAAATTATATTTGATAAATTTTCTCCAAAACAGTTATTTGCTATTGCAATATTAATATTATTTTCTTTAATATTTGACAATATTTTTTGTCTTCGATTACTATTTAAAGTACCAACAAATAAAACATCTATATCTTTATTATTTTCTTTATTGATTTCTGGAATTGGTGGAATTAGAAGAGAGAATTTATTATTTGTAAAATTAAACGGTGGATTTTTATAATATTCTATATTAATTTTTGAATAGTCAAAAATATGTTTAGAATAATTCATAAAATTGATTACATAATTATTTTTTATATGGGGTGAATTATTTTTATCAAATTGTTCTAATTGGTAAAAAAAATATTTATATTTTGGTAATTTATTTATATCACCATTATAAATCCATTGCGGGCAAAATAAGAACATGTATAAATTTTCATTATTTTTACATTGTATTATATCTGATTCTTCTATTTTTCTACAGAATAGATTAGCTTCTATATTCATTTCTTCAAAAATAGATTTTAATGCATTTGCAATATTATAAACATATGGTGTACAAAATATATGAATTATTTTAATTAACATAATATAATATATACTATAATATTTATATAATTTTTATTTTATTAATTTCATTATTTCTTCTTCAAATTTTTTTTCTATTTTCCATCCTAATTCTTTTAATTTATTATTTGAAATGTAATATCTTTCATCATTGAAAGGTCTATTTTTAATATATTTTATAAAGTTATCGGGGTTTATATTTTCACCTTTAATTTTTTTGATTAGAAATTTACCTATATCTAATATACTATATTCCATGTTTTCGTCACAACCTATATTATATATTTCTCCAATAATTCCTTTTTCTAAAATTACAATAAATGCATTGGCAGTATCTTCGCTGTGTAAAAAAGCACGAACACAGTGTCCATCGCCCTGAATTGTAATTTTTTCATTATTTTGTAATTGTTTTATAAATTTTGGTATAACTTTTTCTGGATATTGATTTGGTCCATATACATTATTTCCACGAGTAATTATTATTGGAATATTAAAACTATGATTATATGAATTGACTAACATTTCTGCAGCTGCTTTAGATGCTGCATATGGATTTGTTGGACATAATAAGGATAATTCTGTTTTATGTGTTTCATTAAAATCTAATTTTGATTCACCATATACTTCATCTGTAGAAACATGAATAAATTTGACTAAACTATTACAAAATAATCTACAAACTTCTAATAAATTATGTGTGCCAATTACATTATCTTTTGTATATTGTAAAGAATCATCAAATGAATTTTGGACATGACTTTGAGCAGCAAAATGAATAATATGGGTTATTTTATTATTTTCAAATACATATTTAAGTAAATCAAAACTTTGCAAATTACCATGAATAAATTTGTGGCGTTTATCATTTCTAATTTCTTGATTTATATTATTTTCATTTCCAGAATAATATAATGCATCATAATTAATTAATATAAAATCTTTATTGTAATAATAATTAAAAAACTTGTTTATAAAATTTGATCCAATAAATCCGGCCCCCCCTGTAATAAAATAAATATTTTTATTCATTTGTTTATAAAATAATATTATAATCTTATTTTAAGTATGTTTGATATAATAAAATTAAAAAATAACTTTAATGAAATTAAACTTTTGAGAGAATCAGTTAATAATTTATTAACTTCATTAAATGATAAAGTGGATTTATTGGGAGAATTTTATCAAGAAATATTAGACAAACATATAAATGAAACTTCAAATGGACTAGATTCTTTTCATTTTCAAAGTAAATTAATAAATATGGAAGTCACAAATAATGTAAATATTTTTAATATTATAGATACTAGAATATATTGTGATTATTATAAATTATTTAAATCAATAGTTAAATATTTATTAGAAACTATAAAAAATAAAAATTTAACAAGTTCATTTGAAAATAAGGTTTATCCGATTTATAAGGATTTAGAAGTTAATCAAAGTTTTAATTTTGATATTACAATTGAATTATATAACGATATTATTCAAGGATGTGATATTTTAAATAATGAATTAATCACACGAGAACATAATTTAATTTTACAGAAAAAAAAGAGAGATAGTGGATTAAATATTGATAATTTAATCAACAGTATTATTTATAATAATAATTTATTAAAAAATAACATTGATTTATTTTCAAACTATATAAGTGTTTTTAATAATTTTCATATTAAATATTTTACACGATTTTTTTTAAGAACAAAATTATTTTATGGACAAATAAATAGCGATATACGCTTTGAAGAATCAAAAATGAATATTACATCCACTTTATTAATAGATAATTCATTTAGTTTGAATGAAGAAGACGAAAAAAATATAAGAATTATAATAGATAATAAATGCGAAACAACTGAAAAAATAGATACAAATAATATTTCTAAAGAATTAAATACAATGATACGTGGTATTAGTAATTCACCTGAAACAGTTGATAACAGTAATAATTTAATTAATGATAATAAACATTTAGATTTAAGTGAACCCAAAAATGATATTGAAATTACTAAAAATAAAATAAATAAAATAAATAAAATAAATAAAATAAATAAAATAAATATAGATAATTGTATCAGCGATATTGAATTAGAATATAATTTAAATAAAAATTGTATTATATTATAAATGGACTGTCCAATTTGTTTTGAATTAATAGAAAATAGCTGTATTGGTTCTTGTATGCATCATTTTTGTTATAAATGTTTAACTAAATGGATATCTTTTGGTGGATTAATATGTCCTTCATGTAAATTTCATATATATGAAATTAAATTAGACAAAGAATTTGATAGTTTAAATAATCCGTGTAATAGTAATAAATTAATAGAAGATTATACAAAAAAATTAGAAATAAATTTTTATAATAACCAACCACCTGGTATAACCATATGTAATATAAAAGGTTTTGGTGTAAAGGTTATTAAATTAAATAAAAAAGATTCGTGTTATAAAAGTGGGTTGAGAGAAGGAGATATAATATTAAAATTAAATAATATACCATGTTATAATCATACCGATGCCATAACTATAATTAAAAAATATTTTGAAAAAAGACAAAATATATTTTGTGATTTATTAATAATAAAAAATTAAATATTTAAAAAATTGATTTAAAAAAATAAGTAATTTTTACATTAATAGTTATTATGGAAAAAAAAATAAATTGTAGAATTGAAGAATATTTGGATAATTTTAAACAAGAAATAAAAGATTGGTTAGAAAAAGATTCTTTAATTAATTTTAATTCTAAAAGTGATTTGTTAAAATTTATTTTTGATTATAATAAACTAAATTTAGAAAAAGAAGATTTTAGTAAACGTAAACGATTAAAATCTAATGTACCTCATTATTTGCGTTGTATGGCAAAACGTGCAAATGGGGAACAATGTACTCGTAGAAAAAAAAATAATTTTGAATATTGTGGAACACATGATAAAAATAGACCACATGGAGTAGTAACCAGTGAAAATGTTACTGTTAAAAACACAAAAAAGGTGGAAGTATGGATTGAAGAAATTAATGGAATTTTATATTATATTGATAATGATAACAATATTTATAAAACAGAAGATATTATGTCAAATATGTCAAATCCTAATATTATAGCAAAATATGAAAAAGATAGTAATGAAAATTATATTTATGTGAATTAATAACTAGCAGAATATATAATATTATTATAAATGATATTATATTTCTTTATTATGAATTTTTTATTGAAAACAAATAATAACGGTAATATTATTAATAATCACAAATATAATAATATTAATAATATTAATAATTATAAAATTAATAAATATATAAATATTAATGAAATTGAAAGTCCAAATAAATATGATTTTAAAAAAATAATAACAATAAATAATAATAAAAATCATTTATATTCAAAATATTATAATAAAATCAAAAATGAATTATTATTTTTATTTAATAGAAAAACTAAAGTTTATTTACATTTAGAACAATTGTTTTATAAAACAAATCTATATCATATAGGAATATCTTTTCATAATAGTTATAATAATGTTAAATTTGATATTGGTTTATTTGATACGGGTGATTTAGGTATTTTAAATAAAAATAGAGAAGAAAAAACAATATTTTGGGATTATTCAAATAAATCTTTAACTGAAATAATAGAATATGAAAGTTCATTAAATTATAAGTATATTTTGGGAGTATATGATTGTAGACATTATGTTCGAAATTTATCAAATTGGACAACAGGCAACCCTACACCTATTTGGAGATTGTATAAATTATATTGAAAATAAAATTGATTATATTGAAAATAAAATTGATTTTATAATCATATAAACATATAATCATATAATCATATAATAAATAAAATTTATTATATGGAGGAAGCGTTAAATATATTATCTATTAAATTTAATACTACACCCCAATATATTTTACAAGTTTTACAAGATAAATTTAGCAATAATAGTAGTAATAATAGTAGTAATAATAATACTAATAATGATAATATTAACTATAAAAAAGATAATATAATATTACCTTATTACGGTAATATTATAAAACATAATTGTAAAGCGTTGATTTATAATCATGGATTATATACTCAATGTATGGAAGAAATAGATAAAGATGAATATTGTAAAAAATGTAAGATAAGAAAATATGGATCGGTATATGATAGGAAATTATATGGTCTAGGTAAATATGTAACTCCTAATGGAAAAAAAGAAATAAATTATAATAGTTTTATTATTAAGATGAATTATGATTTAACCAAAGTAGATAAAATATTGAAAGAATTAGATATTAGTTTTGTTAAAATAGAAATTGTTAAAAATATAGATGAAAAAAAAAGAGGTAGACCAAAAAAAGTAATTACTTCTGATCTTAAAGATAAGACAATAGAAGTTGAAAAAATAGAAATAAATGGCGTTTCCTATTTAAAAACAGGTAGTAATGTAATATTGGATAGTAATAGTTATGAGATAGTGGGTGGTTTAGTGGGTGGTGAAATGGAGTGGTATTGGTAATGTATTTTAAAAGTAATTATATAAGTTTTTGTGT